TTAGCCGTGCTGCTGATCTGGGAAGCCCTTGGCGGTGCGCCAGGTGTGGATCGCGCCGGCGACCCGGCCGGCGTCGCCGATGTGGCGGCCGTGCAGCCAGGACGTGGGGATGGCGTGGTCGAGCGCGGTGTCGGCCGGGTCGATGCGGATGGTCCCCGGCACCGGCGGCGGTGGTGGCGGTGGCGGTGGCGGTGGCACCGGCGCGGGGGCCGGGAACGGGCGGCCGGTTACGGCCTGGTAGTCGGCGGCTAGCGCGGCCTGGTCGACGCCGGCCTGGAAGGCGGGGTGGTCCCACACCGGTGCCCAGACGATGACGTACGCCTCGGACAGCTGGTGGGACAGGAACGAGTCGGTGGTGCCGCAGACTTCGGCCCAGGTGACGACGGACTCGTCGCGCTGCCCGGCGCCGGCGGCTGAGGTGTAGGAGCCGCCGAGGACGGCGTGGCCGCCCCACGGGCCGGAGGGCGCGTAGTCCCACAGGCCGCGGTCGGTCTGGGCCTGCTGTGCCTGGTCAAGGTCGAGGCCGAACCCGTCGTGGCCGAAAATCGAGGTGACGGCGCGTACCGTGTCGATGTCGGTGGCGTGCTGGGCGAAGGCCAGCGGCTTGATGGTCTCGGTGGTCCCGTTGGCGTGGGTGATCGTGATGCCGCCTTTGACCAGGGCGGACAGCATGACGGTCATGTCGACGCCGTTGTCGTCGGCGTCGGTCTGGGGGTTGAAGTTCGGGTTGCCGGACCGCCGGTAGAGGTCCCAGATCGCGTCGTCGGGGACGGTGATCTCTTCGCCTTTGAGCCAGTGCCAGGTCAGCACCGCCGAGTTGGCCACGTAGGTCGGGCCGCAGGTCCCGAACCGGTCGTTGCCGCCGAGCATCCAGCGGGGGACGCTGGTCAGGTGGTCGGCGCTGATCGGGTGCGGCGGCAGGGTGCCGGTGAAGCGGAGCTTCACGGTGCGGGCGAGGCGGGCCGGGTCGGCGGGGTTGCGGCCGAGGTGGCGGCCGGCGTGGGGCGTGGTCAAAGCTGCCTCCAGATGGTAGGTTCGCGGCATGACTAACAGCAGTGCGGACGTGACGGAGCGTGAGAGGCGGGGGCGGGGTACCCGCGGGCTCGGCAGCAGGCAGGCCGCCCGGCTGCGGGTCGAGCAGGCGCACGCGGCCGAGCTGCGCGAGGCGGCGACCGTGCACACAGCCAGGCTGAAGAGGCTCGCCGGCGAGCTGCGCGAGGCAGGCAGCCCGCACGCGGCCAGGCTGGACGGCGAGTGCGGCCGGCTCGCCGCCCTGCTGGCCGACATCGACCAGCGGTATGAGCGGAGCCTGGCGGCGCTCGACGGGTCCGCGCCGACCAGAGCGCGCCCGGGTCAGCCGGCGACCCGGCAGGCGACCCTGGGTCCGATCAGTAACCGCGCGGGCCGGCCGTCCAGCTCGCGGTGACCGGGAAGCAGCCGGACCTGAGCGACCGGATCATGGCGGATCTGACTGAGCACCCGGGCACGACCGCCGGGCAGATGGCGATCCGGCTGGAGGCCAACAAGCAGATCGTGTTCTGGCTGCTCGACCAGGCCCGGACGCGTGACGGGACGGTCCGCCGTTATCAGGAGCCGCCGCGGAAGGTGTGGCGGTGGGCGATTGCGGAAAATGTCGCAGATCCGGGCTCCGGGCCGCCGGTACCGTAGGAACTACCGCGCCGCCTTCCGGCGTGACCGGTGTAGCCTGCCAGTCAGGCGGGGTAACAGGGGTTCCTAGGCCCGATGCGTACCCCGCCGTTCTGCTGGCAGGGCGCGCCGAGCCCAGGCGAGGTCCCCGGGGGAGGTGGTAGCCCCCCGGGGGTCTCAGCCGACGACGACGTAGGCCGCGGTGGGCTCGTAGGAGCCGGGGAACCAGCGGTGCCAGCCGACCAGCGTTCCGGTCTGCTGGGCGCCGAACGAGGTGTCGTGCCACTTGGTGTTCAGCTCGACGTGGCCCGGGCCGAAGAACAGCAGGGCGCCGCGCGGCGCCGAGCCGATGGGGACCTGGCGCAGGTGACCGCTGGCGAGCATCAAGTAGGTGGAGTGCGGCAGCCAGATGCCATCAGCGTGGCCGTAGGCGGCCATGACCAGGCCGGAGCAGTCGTACCCGCCAGGACCGGAGCCGGCCCACTGGTAGGGGTGGCCGAGCGCGTGGCCCTCGGCCCAGTTGAGCGCCGCTCCGGCCAGGTCGGCCGGGCTGCGTGCTGGCTGGGCGGTGGCGGCCGGCGCGGCGAGTCCCGCGGTGACTACGATGATCGTCGCGATCGCGGGCCAGATGAGCCGGTGCCATACGGCCGCCGGTTGCGCGCCTGCTCGATCGGGTCCGCCCAGCGGACCTTCCCGGGTTCGTAGCTGGCGCCGCGCTCGCGGTCGATCGAGTGCTTCGCCGACGGCCGCGGGCCAAGCTCGCGCTCGACGTACCGGATGAACGCCCAGGGGTCCTCTGCCCACTCTCGGCAGACGGTGACGGCCGGGTCGGCGCCGCCGTACCACTGATAGTTCCCGGCCGCCGGATTGAAGCAGCGGTTCATCATGGCAGCCCAGTGAGGCCACAGCGGGTGCGTAGTCGCCCCGGCCCGCCTGGCGGTGGCCCGGTTCCGCTCGGCGACCTGATCGCGCCGGATGCAGCCGCATGACCGCACGCGGCCTGACGTCAGGTGATTGATCCGGACGAGGACCCCGGTCGTGCCACACGAACAGTCGCACAACGCGGCGCGTGCCTCGCCCTTGCGGGTGTCGGGGTCGGTGACGGTCAGCTTGTCGAACGGCTGGCCGACTTTGACGAACTGCCTTGCTTTGCCCATACTCCATTGTATCGACCACTACGGTGGTCTGATCACCGTAAGCACCCATCGTAGGGGCTCCAGTTGGACTGGCCGCCCTGGGCGATGGCGTTGAGGAAGACTCGTCTTTGGACAGACGCCGAGGCGCGGCCAAAGTCGGCCGCGCTGCCCCCGTACGCTTCCCAGGTCGACTCGCTGAATTGATAGAGTCCCCAATGCTGACTGGCGTTCATGACCTGGGCGTTGCCGCCGGATTCGCGGGAGATGACGCATGCCTCGAAGCTGCTGCCGGGGGTGACGCTGCTGCCGCCGCCGCTGGCCGCGGCGGCTGTGACGCGGTGGCGTCCTTGGTAGCCGCCGGCGCTGCTGCCGGTGCTGTTGCCGTGGTGCAGCACCGAGCAGGGCATATCCATCCCGTCGCCGTCGCCGTCGCCGCACTGGTCGTGGTGCCCGTCCCACTGGTCGTGGTGCCCGCCGTACCTGCTGGTGCTGGCGCGGGCGCGGGCGTGCCTTCCGGCGTACCGGTGGCCGCGGCGGCCGGTTGAGCTGGTGAGGGTGGCGGCGACGGGGGAGTGCGGCCCGGTGGTCGAGCAGACGACGGTGACGCGCTCGCCGGGCTCGATCATGTCGGGGTTGCGGATGCCGGAGGCTCGGGCCAGGCCGGGGTAGTAGGCGGCGGACGGGCAGTTCTCCGCGGCGAGCTGGGTGAGGGTGTCGCCTGCGTGGACGGTGACGACGGGTGGATGGTGGGTTGGTGCGGCCAGAACGGCTAGTGCCGTCAGGCCCTCGGCAAGATACACTTCGTCTGAGCCCTTTCGGTCCATTCCAGCGGATTCGTGCGGGGTATTGCGCTGCCCTGAGCCTGGCGGGGTTCAGGGCAGCGGCGCGTTGTAACGGGGTCAGTGCGGACACATCACCGGACGATAACACCTATGTGCCTGGTGGTCAGGTGATTGGCGTTAGTCGGCTGCGTGCTGTGATGCGCCGTGGTGGCGGCGCGGGTCCCGGGCTGACGGTTACGGGTTCCTCTGGCGTGCCGGCGGGCTGCGCGATTATGGTCGGTTTCCTACAGGTCACCGGGGGCGGAGCCGGCCCCCGCTAATCCTTCGGCTCCGGTCCCGGGGTGCCGTCGCCGGCCAGTGGGGCGCTGGGCCGGTGCGGGCCGGGCGCCGGCGGCGGCGGGTACGGCGCGGGCTCGGCGGGCGTGGTGGCGGCCTGGTTGGGGACCTGGTTGACGCCGAGGACGGTGGCGATGAGGACGGCCAGCGCGACCCATTTGTTGCCGGTGCCCCAGACCCCGGCGGCGAGGGTGACGGCCACGCCGAACGCGGCGACGAGGGCCTTGCGGTGGGTGGCGGCCCACCGGGTGATCGCGTTCACCGGCGGGCTCCGAGTTCCCAGCCGCGCCGCAGGATGAAGGTATCCCAGTCCGAGGGCTGGCAGCCGCGCTGGCCGGGCGGCCGGGCGAGTTCGGCCTTCTCGTAGCCGTAGGCGGCCAGGCTGGAGCAGACGACGTGGGCGGGGACGGTTCCGTGCCAGGTGGGGTCCCAGCCGGGCAGGTGCCAGCCGAGGTCGCGGAAGGCGTCGGCGGCGATGGCGTCCCAGTCGTAGCCGGTGCCGATGAGCGTTTGCATGATGGTGGTGACCTGGTTGCGCTGGGCGCCGGTCTTGGGCTGGGCGGCGTTGGTGAGCAGCCCGGGGGATTTGAGGTAGGCGGTGGCGTCGCGCCACCCGGCGCCGCCGGGGCGGCCCTCGATCACCCACAGGGTGCCTTTGGCGTCGGTGTGGTGGGCGACGGCGATGTGGTTGGACAGGTTGGGCTGGTCGGTGATGGCGGAGCCGAACCTGATCCACCGGCCTTGCCACCCGCCGGTGCGGATGGCCAGGACGTCGCCGGGCTGGACGGCCGGCGCGGGCATCAGGTGCCCGGGCCGGTGAGAGGCGCGGTCCAGGAGGCGGCCCAGGTGGCGGTGCCGACGCGGCCGTCGACGGCGAGGTGCTTCTCGGCCTGGAACGCCCGGGCCACGGTGTCGGACTGGTTGCCGAACCGGCCGTCGGCGGTGATGGTCCAGCCGCGGCCGGCCATCTGGGCTTGCCAGCGGAGCACGTGGGGCTGGTCGGCGGAAGTGGCGCCGGAGTGGCAGTCCGGGTCGGGTGAGGTCTTGCCGAGGTAGTGGCCGGCCGGGTAGGGGAACGCCGGCGCGTCGGCCGGGGCGGGCGCCGGCTTGGGTGTCGGCGGCTTCGGGGCGGGTGCGCTGGCGGGGTGTGCCCACGGGCCGGCCATCGCCTGCACGGTGCGGTCCCGGTCCATGCTGATGCCGCCGATCATGACGGCGTTCTGGTACTGGTAGAGCAGGGCGTGGCGGGAGAGCTTCCCGGCGGACCAGGCGTAGGTCTGCCAGTGCCAGGAGCCGAGGCCGGCCGCGGCGGCGGCCTCGACCACGCCGTAGGAGCCGTAGAGCTGGGCGATGTACTGGCCGGTGGCGGCCTTGGCGCCGCGCAGGTAGTCGTTGACGGCGGCGTGGTTGCTGGTGTCGGTGTCGATCGCGAACCAGCACACGGTGCCGGCGGGTGCTCCGTAGCGGTGCAGCGCGGCGGCGGCGGCCCGGCCGTCGGCGAGCCCGGCGTTGCGGCCCCCGGTGAAGTCGGTGCCGGTGGTTTCCCAGACCGGCCCGATGATGATGCCGGCGCGGGCCAGCGCCTGCGCTTCGGCGGGCATCATGCCCTTGCCGCCGGGCACCGCGTCGTTGATGTAGCGGCAGGCGAAGCGGGCCTGGTTGGCCTTCAGCAGCGCGGCGATCTGGGCGGGCGTGTCGCGTTCCCAGGCGTAGTCGAGCCCCCACAGGGTGCTGGACGGCAGGGCGGCGGCGGTGAAGGCGGGGTGGTCGTCCGGGGCGGGCGGGTGCTCGCCGGGGTCGAAGTCCGTGCCAGGGCGCGGCATCGGCATGGTGCGGCCTCCTTTAAGGCGGGGGGCGTCCCGGGTGGTGCCGGGTGGGCTGGTGGCCGCCGGGCGGGCGGCTGCCCGGGTTGTCTCTGGCGGGTGTGGACACCGCCGTGCAGGGCCTCGTCGGCGCCCCGGTGCCCTTCCCACACGGCTTGGGCGTCCTCGGGGCGCAGCCGCAGGATGAGGTCCTGGACCAGGGCGCGCAGGGCGCCCAGGTTCGCCGCCGCGTGCTGGTCGGCCGGGTGGCAGTTCCCGCCGGCGCCGCCGAGCAGGCAGGCCGGGGGGTCGTCGCCGAGCAGGTCGAGGCAGGTGCGGGTGTCCATCGCCAGCCGGTCCCAGTGTGGGGGTTTTTGTTCGGCTGGCTTGTCTGATGTCACCGCGGCCTCGCTTCCCGGTACTGTAGGCAGTGACGGCGCGCGGGGTTGCCGTCCCGGGCGCGCACTCCCGGCCTTTGTTTGAGGCTGGAGGGTTGCGCCCTCGTGTTTAACTCGGGCAACATCAGCGCCATCGTGGCCGTGGTCGGCCTGGCGCTGACCTTCGTTGCCCTGTTCGCGTCGTGGCGGGTCGGGAAGCGGTCGGTATCCACGCAGGTGTACCGGGACACGGCCAGCGCGTGGGAGGCCAAATCCAAGGCGCAGGACGTGGAGAACGCCGACCTGCACCGTCAGCTGTCGATGCGGGATGAGAAGATCGCCGACCTGATCGGCCGGGTCGGTGTCTTGCAGGACACGGTGACCGGCGCGCGGGCGTGGGACACGCTGGAGCGGCGTACCGCCGAGATGCTCGCGCTGGCCGCCGACACCCGCACCGAGATCCGCCGCAACGCCGAGGTGATCAGCTCAGGGCTCGGCAAACTGGGCGACCTGGCTGATAACTGCGGCCGGGTGATGGACCGGATCAGCCGCCACCTTGACGACGGCCTGGAGGCAGGACGATGAGCCAGCCGGACGAACCAGCCGCGGCGCCGGGCGTCCCGGTGCCGGGGCACCGCCCGGACGGGGAGCCCCGCCCGGTCTCGGAGATCGACCAGAACCTCTTCGAGCAGCTCCAGCCGCTGCACCGCGCCCGGTGGATCACGCTGACCGCGTACGCGCTGCTGGTCACGGTGGGGCTGGCTGTCCTGGCGTTCCTGTACTTCCAGCAGCAGGCCGAGGTCCGGGCGTCGTGCCGGTTCTACGGGGCGCTGACGTCCATCCCGCTGACGGCGACCCCGCCGGCGACTAAGCCGTCGAGGCTGGCGGTCACGTTCATCGCCGGGGCTCGGGATGCCTACGCGGGGCAGGGCTGCCCGGACCCGCTGCCGCCGGCGGCGCCGTCGCTGATCCACTGGGGGCACGTCTACGGCATCCCGGTGCGCCAGTAGCCCGGTGTTCCTGCCGGCGGGCCGCGGTCAGCAGGGCGAGCGCGAGCAGCCACAGGGACAGGCACGCCCAGTCCAGCCAGAGCGGTACCCGGTTCCCGGACAGCTGCAAGCTGAGCCGGGCTACGGCGATGATCAGCCCGGCCGCGGCGATGAGCGCCGCCGCGGGCAGGGTCCTTTTAGGGGACGCGGGGATCGCCAACGGGAGCCTCCCTTCCGGTCCTCCCGTAACATCTTCCCCCCTTATTTACTGCCCGGCGATAATATGCCTCGCGTTGTTGAGGAAGTCGTACTGGCCGGTGATGTTGTAGCTGGCGGGGGCGGGGAAGTCGTGGACGAGCAGCCACAGGGCGTGCAGGTCCGCGAACGCGCCCCGGGCGCGGGAGAGCTGGTCGGCGGTGAAGCCGCCGTTCATGTTCCCGCCGGCGGAGACGTCGAGCAGGTCGGCGTCGGCCTGGGCGGCCAGCCATTCGTATTCCCGCTCGGCTTCCTCGATCACCAGCAGCCGGGTGCAGATGTCCTTCATCCGCTGGGCGATCAGCCCGGGGTTGTCGCCGTACCACATTGCGGGGGCCTCCTGGTCAGGTGGGTAGCGGCAGGGTGGCGTGCAGGTCAACCTGGTCGATGGTGCCGTTGACGCCGGAGATGTTGAAGGACCCGTCCGACAGGACCCCGATCCAGGCCGTGGAGTTCGCGGACAGGGCGTTGTTCGTGGTGGAGCAGCCCAGCCGCTTGGCCTGGTTCGGCTGGTAGCCGGACGGCAGGGAGCCGGCCGGGAAAAGCTGGGTGCCGTCGGCCTTGGTGCCGATCAGCCGCAGCGAGATCGTGATCTCGACGGACCCCTCGGCCAGCAGCCGGTATTTCTTCCACCCGCCGGTGCCGAGCCCCCACCCGTTGATCCCGGAGGGGAGGTCGTGCCAGGTCTCGGGGACCGGCGGGACGGAGCCGGGCTGGATCGCGGCGGGCAGGTAGCCGGTTTCCAGGGCGCCGATCCGGGCCTCGTTGGCGTAGGACTTCGGTGACGCCTGGACGGTGCGGGCGAGCACGGTGAGCAGCAGCAGCGCGCAGGTCAGCGCGGCGGCGGGCCAGAACGCGGCGGCGATCAGCGCGGCCCAGCCGGCTAGCACGGTGTGCAGCACGCGGCCTCCCGGTCAGGGTGTGGAGATCGGGGTGAGCGACTGGATCATCCCGGACAGGTCGGAGGCCCAGTACTGGTAGGGGGTGACGACCGCCGAGCCGTCGGTGTCGTGGTATTCGTATTTGCCGACGAGGAACTGGACCGGCGGTGCCGGGTTCACCTCGCCGCCGTAGGGGCCGTCCGCGAGGACGAGCCGGGCGACTTCCCCGGCGTGCTCGGTGCCCAGGTCGACCGGCGCGCCGCCCATCGTGCGGTACTGGCCGGGCGCGACCTGGAAGGGGCCGGCCCACGAGGCGGCCTGGTACTTGGCGAGCGCGTTATTGCCGTACGCCTGGGCGGCGGCCGTGGTCAGGAACCCGGCGCTGGACAGGTCCCAGTAGGTTTCCTGCCGGCCGTGCTTGGCGATGCTCGCGGCGTTCGTGACCGAGGTGACGGCGAAGGTCGGGCTGGTGTTCGATCCGGCCGCCGGGGCGTTGTTCTGGTACCTGATCCAGATCGCGTTGTAATAGCCGGCCAGGGTCCGCGCGGCGGGCACGGTGGCGATCAGGATGCGGGTCGGGGTGGCGGGGAGCGGGTAGATGTCGATCTGGTTGCCGGCGAAGGTGCGGTGCACCCGCCAGGTGGCCGAGCCGGGGGAGGTGTAGCCGGTGAGGAAGTCCTGGACGGTTTGGGAGCCGGAGTCGTACTGCTGGGCCAGGTAGCCGGAGCCGATCGAGCCGAGGACCCAGCGCAGGCCGCGGCTGATCGCCTGGGTGAGGATGTCGGTGGCGGTCCACGTGCTGTAGATGGCCTGGTACCGGCCGCCCCAGGTGCCGGCGCCGGCGGCGGTGAGCTGGAACCCCGAGCTGCCGGGGACGGGCTCGTCCAGGATGCCCTCGAATTGGACGGAGCCGCCCTTGTAGGCGCGGACGAGCCGGCCCGGGTTGAGCGCGGTGGTGCGGTAGCGGGGGTCGATCTGGAGGGTGGCCTGGAGCTGCTCGTTGCCGCCGGGTACGGTGTCGGTCCACGACAGGCCGTTGACGTGGCCGATCCGGCCGAGCCAGGCCACGCCCGAGCCGTCCGGGTTGAGGGTGCAGACCTGGGCGTAGCCGTGGCCGGCTGGCGGGGCGCCGTCCATTCAGGCCAGCCTTTCGTGCCACCAGCGCGGGAAGTAGGACGCCTCCAGCGCCGGCATCCCGGCGGGGGAGAAGACGGTGAGCAGGTTGTCGCCCGGGTCGACCCGCAGCGGGCCGCCGGAGGCGAAGGTGCTGCCGAGCACGGACACGGCCGCGGACCGGTCGGTCAGCGAGCCGAGGACACGGCCGAAGTCGGCGTTGGCGTCGGGTGCGTCCACCCAGTAGTCGGAGAACCCGCCGGACGGAAGGTTGACGACGAAGGTGACGCCCTGGGAGTCGAGCAGCAGCAGGTCGGTGAACCTGTCCAGGGTGTCGCTGCTGGTCACGGCCACGGTGAAGAACGCGTCGGTGTTGTCGGCGGCCATGTCGGTGACGGGAAGGGTGACCTCGCCGAGCACGACCAGGCCGTTGGTCACCTGGGCGGGGGTGACCGTGGCGGTCAGCGTGGCCGCGGCCGAGGCGGCGCCGCCGCTGGTGTACTGGCGGATTGTCGCGGTGACCGTCCGCGCGGCGGTGCCGTCCCAGGAGAAGTTGGCCAGGATGACGGTGTAGGTGCCGGCGTACCGGGCGTTCTGCCCGTCGACCTGGGCGATGGTGTATTCCCGGCCGTCCGGCGGGTCGCCGCCGCCGCCGATGTCCAGGACGGGCTTGGCCAGGATCGGGGTCCGGGTGCTGGGCCGGTGCACGACCAGCGCGCCGAACGCGGGCGAGCTGGAGTAGGTGGTGATCTGGAGCCGGATGGTGCCGCTGCCGCCGAACCCGCCGCCGCGCAGCGCCGCGCTCGACCCGGCGCCGCCGCCGCCCGCGCCGGGCGTGTTCCCGCGGGTGCCGTCGCCGCTCTTGTAGGCCGCGCCGACCGCCAGGCCGCCGTAGCCGCCGCCGCCGGGCGCGCCGGGCAGGCCGAGCGCGCCGGCCGCGCCGGCCGCGCCCGGGACATGCTGGCCGCCCGAGCCCGCGTTTCCGCCGGACCCGCCGTCGCCGGGCGAGCCTCCGCCGCCGCCGCCCTCATCCTGGGTGTAGTCCCCCGCCGAGCCCGAGCCCCCGGAGAAGTGGTGGCCGTTCGTGCTCCCGGACCCGCCGGAACCGCCCGCTCCGTTGCCGTTCGCGGTCTTCCGGCCGAGGCCGGCTCCGCCGCCGTGCGCCCGCACCGTGGTGGTCGTGCCGGTGAAGTAGGAGTCGCCGCCGGGCGCGCCGTTGGTCGGGTCGGCGCCCTTCTGGCCGCCGGCGCCGATCGAGTAGGCGTGGTTCGCGGCCGGGGTCAGGTCGAGGTTGGTTTCCCACGCGATCTCGCCCGCGCCGCCGCCGCCGCCGCCGGCCTTGTAGACGACCGAGCCGCCGCCGCCGCCGGCTGCCCGGGTGACGACCTGGGCCTGGATCGCGTAGGCCAGGTAGGGGGCGTCCAGGTAGTGGATCTCACCCGCGGCCGGGGTGGCCACGGTGACGACCAGCCGGGCGTTGGCCGAGTTCGCCGGCGCGGTGACCCGCCCGTCGATTTTCGTCCAGGACGAGTTGTTGTCCGCGATCGCGCCGAGCGACACGGTGCCCAGGCTGGTGCCCGAGGCGTTGAAGAACTCAGCGCCGACTGTCACGTTCCGGCCGGTGGTGCCGGCGCGCATCCAGGCCCGGACGGCGATCCGGTCCCCCGCGCTGGCGGGCACGCCCTGGCTGCCGACGTTGGCGATGGTCGAGGCCGCGGCGGTCATGCTGGAGCCGCCGGAGACCGGGGTCATCGACATGGAGTAGGTGCCGGAGAGCACCTGCGTCGTGGATGCGGCGATGGTGGCGTTCGCCGCGGCGCCGTCGCTGACGCCGACCCAGCCGCCGGTCGTGCCGCCCTCGAAGTCGTTGCTGTCGCCCAGCAGCCAGGACGGGTTCTCCGGCGGCGCGGTGTACTGGCTGACCGTGCCGGGGGTGCCGGGCAGCGTGATGACCTGGGTGGAGGGTGTCTGCGTGACGAGGCCGAGCTGGCAGTGCACGTTCAGCGGCGCCGGCGCCGACCCTTCGACGTCATACAGCACGTAGGTGCCGCCCCTGATGCTCGCCGGCCTCTTGGGGCTGGCGATGACGGCGGCGGTCAGGCCGGACAGGAACCCGGCCGCGTCCAGTTCCAGCGCCCCGCCCTGGTGCACCTCGTTGTACGCGGTGATCTGGTAGGAGACCACCTGGTCATAGGCGAACGCCCGCCCCTGCGGGATGGTCAGGGTGATCTGGTTCCACACCGGCCAGGCTGTGTTCTTGGAGGCGTAGCTGGGCGTGCGGGTGGAGAACTTCAGGGTCTGGCCGAGCGCGTCGGTCAGGATGAGCAGCACGGTGACCGGGGTTTTCGGCCGCCAGTACTCGGTGGTGTCCTGGGCCAGGCCGAGCCAGAACAGGATCTTGCCGTAGCCGGTCAGGTTGACCTGGGCGGGCAGGGTGCGGGTGTACTGGAGCGGCTGGTAGGCGCCGGCGACGTCGTGGTGCCACTGGGCCGAGGTGGAGTACAGGGCGGTGACCGTCGCCTGGGACCACCACGGCTGGCCGGCCTGGTAGTTCGCGGCGATCTGCCCGGTGGTCAGCGTGGCGGCGGTGACGGCTGCCTCGCTGACCAGGCCGTCCATCCAGTCGAGTGAGTTGGTCGGGTTGTACCCGATGGCCGTGTTCGCGGCGCCGGCGGCGAGGGTGCCGTTCAGGAAGGCGGTGGCGGCCAGGGTGTTCTGCACGTAGAGCCGGATGGTGGCGCCGTCCCAGGTGCCGACGAGGTACACCCAGCCGCTGAGCGGGATGGGTGCGGGGGCCTTGGCCCCGGCTGAGGACACGCCGTTGCCGAACCAGACCTGCGGCCAGCGGCCGTTGGCCAGGAGCAGCTCGAAGCCCTTGCGGTCCCCGGCGACGTCGGTGTGGCTGTTGGAGATGATCCGCGGGTTGCCGCGCGGCACGGAGCCTTGCAGGTTGACCCACGCCTGCACCGTCCAGGCGCCGCCGCCGGACGGGTTGTAGGTGCTGGTGATCCGGGAGCTGGTCCCGTTGAACGACGCGGCGGTGGCGGCCGGGGCGTTGCCGCCGGAGGCGGTGCCGAAGGTCACGTTCGTGGCGGTGCCGGCGTGGCCGCCGCCGGATGAGTCGGCGGCCGTGGCCGAGCCGGCCGTGTCCTCCAGCCTCCACCAGGCGGCCGGCGCGGGGCTGGCCGCGGCCGTGTCGTACGACGTGCCGCCGGCGGTGCCCTGGGTGAGGCTGGCGACCGTGGTGTAGTCGTCAATGGTGACCGGGCCGAGCGGCGGGGCCTGCCCGACTACGGGGGAGTCGAACGCGAGCGCGACCGCGGTGTCGCTGCGGCCGTAGGGCAGGGCGTCGAAGGTGATGGTCAGCTCGGAGACCAGCTGCCGGGCCATGAGCACGTCGTGGATGACGGTGGCGGCGTGCGCCCGGAAGCAGTCCCAGACCAGGTTGAGCTGGTTGTTCTGCCCGTCGGGCGCCCAGGTGAGGGTGAACTCGTCGGCGGCGATGACTTCGAGCAGCAGCTCGCGGGCGCCGGCCAGGGTGAGCCGGTCGCCGGGCAGGTCGCCGGTGGACGGCACGACGATGGTCACCGGGAGGGTCACGGTGCGGTTGTCGTACCGCCACCCGGTGGGCCGGGAGCCGTCGCCCATGAGGGTGGTGAGCAGGTCCACGACGGGCTGGGGTGATCCGAGGTCGTAGCCGCGGCCGAGGCGGAAGATCGCGCCGGCGCATTGCGGCAGGGTACTTGCGACGCCGCCGCCGAGCAGCTCGATGGCGCCGCCGATCACGAGGCTGTCGGTCAAGAGTCCTGCCACCTCCGAGTAGGCCAGCACGGCGGGCTGGGGCGCGGTACCGGTCCCGGCGGCGAGCCCGGCGCGGGCCTGGCCGGTGTAGAGGGCGGGGGGTTGCGCGAACCCGGCTCCGGCGGCCAGGCCGGCCGTGACGGTGACGGCGGTGACGCCCGCAGCTGCGGGCTGGGGCGCCGTGCCGGTCCCGGCGGGCGCGGGCGGGGCTGGCCTGCTGGCGGCCGTGGCGGCCGGCGGGCTGGCCTGCCCGGTGCCGGCGGCCGGGCCGGGCTGGCCGGAACCCGCGGCGGCCGTCGCGATCGACGGCGCCGGCGCGGTTCCGGTTCCGGCGGGGCAGCCGGGGTGCTGGCTGCTGGCCGGCTGGCCGGCCGGGGCGGGTGCCTGGCCGGTCCCGGCGGCCTGCCCGGCGTGGCCGGTTCCGGATACCGCGGTGGCTGCGGACGGTTCCGGGGCGGTTCCGGTGCCCTGCGCGGCGCCGGCCAGGACCTGGACCGCGAGGGACGGCCGGGGTGCTGTGCCCGAGCCCGCCGGGGCGCCGGCTGTGACCGTGAAGGCTGCCTGCGCGGCGGGCGGGGGTGCTGTGCCGGAGCCCGCGGGCGAGCCCGCCGGCGGTCCGCCGGCGGGTGCGGAGGACGGGGCTGGCGCGGTTCCGGTTCCGGCGGCCAGGCCGGCTGTGACGGTGGCGGGGGCGGACGGGGCGAGCCGGCCGGGGCTGGTGAGTCCTTGGACGGCCCGGCCGGGTACCGCGTCGGTCAGCGCGGCCATGCCTCAGTACCGCCGGGTCATCCGGGTCCGGTTGGTGCCCGCATGGTGGCCGGTGGCCGTGGTGGAGCCCCACGCGGCGCAGATCCGCAGCGTGTGCGCGGAGTTGGTGTGGAGCGTCGCGGCGCCGTTGTGGTTGGACCCGAGCGCGACGGACGCCTGCGGGCCGGTGTTCCCGGCGTTAGAGCCGCGGCTCTGGGAGGTGCCGGCTGAGACGACGGTGCATGTCCCGGACGAGCCGACAACCAGGATCTGCGCCCGGTAGCAGATCGTGAAGGAGAACGTCGAGCCGACCGGGGTCAGGTACACCCCGCCCAGCCCGGTGTTATCCCCGATCTGCGTGCTGGTCCCGTCGACGTAGAGCCCGAACGTGAACGCCGGCAGGCCGGTGCCCGAGGTCGGCGCGGTGATAACCCCGTCGATCTCGATCTCGAATTCCATGCCGGCCCGGGCCTCGTTCGCGATGATGCTCATCACCTGAGACATCGCGGTCGGCAGCGTCTGGGTCGTCATCGAGACCGAGGTCATGTCGATGACGGTGCGGTCCGGTTCGGCGGTCACCTGCCAGTTGGTGCCGTCGGAGACGACCTCGACCCAGGCGCGGGCGGTCAGGGCGTAGGCGGCGGTCCCGTCGATGGTCTGCGCCCCGGTGCAGACGACGGAGACGACGTTCGCGCTGGAGTCGGTCTTCTTGATCGTGTAGGCCAGGCCGGCGACCCCGGCGGCGGTCGGCAGGGTGACCGTGAACGCCGCGCTGGTCGCGTCGGCCAGGATCACCGAGTCCCCCGAGCCGGCGCTGTAGTTACTGGTCACGCTGGTGGTCTCGGTGGTCAGCGAGGTGACCGTGACCGGGCCGGTGAATGTGGCCCCGGACAGCGCGGCCAGGCCGGCGATGGAGGGGAGCTGCCCGAACGCCGCCGCGTCGCTGGCCGAGCTGCCATTCGCGAGGCCGGTGATTTTCTGGCTGCCCCAGGCGACCGCGCCGGTCGGGGCGAGCAGCTGGTCATGCCGGGGCATCGCGTGGACGTGCTTGGCGTCGGCGGCCATGCCCTGCGCGCCGGCGGCCTGGGTGCCGAGCGGCTGGATGTCCGTGCTCGTGGTGTCGAGGGCCAGGGAGTTCCCGGCGATCTGCCAGTTGGCGCCGTCTGAGACGACCGTGACCGACTGCCACTGCTTGGCCAGCGTGTAGGTGGCCGCGCCGTCGACGGTCTGGGCGCCATTCGGGTCGACGGTGACCGCGTTCGCTGAGCTGTCGGTTTTCTTGACCGTGTAGGTGCGGCCGAGCGCGCCCACCGCGGTGGGCAGGGTGACCGTGAACGCGGCCGTGGTCGAGTTGCAGACGATCACGTTGTCTGCGGCGGTCGCGGTGTACGCGGCCGACTTGGCGACCAGGGTGCTGATCAGGCCGGGCCAGCCCTGGGTGAAGTTCCCGAGCCCGCCGGCGGTGATGAGCAGCTCCAGGGCGAAGCCGGTGCCGTGGTTGACGGTGGTGCTGCCCTCGGCGCCGCGGGTGACTGTCGCCGTGGTCCCGGAGATGTTGGTGATCCACAGGACCTCGGACGGCTGGGCCGGGTCGCAGCACCGGCAGTACGTCGGCGTGGTCGCCGCGCTGGAGACGGCGGGGAACGCGGCCAGGCCGGTGACCGTCCAGGACTCCGACGTACCGGAGACCGGGGTGGTCGACCCGCCGCTGGTGACGACGGGGTTAGCCGTGGCCGGGTTGGCGAACAGCTCGGTTGTCACCGACACGGCAGCGCTACCTCCCGGTCAGGTCAAAGGGCGATCTCGGCTCACCGGGCGCCGATCCGGGCGGCGGTGGCCAGGGTCCGCTGCGGCGCGGTCACGGCCTGCGCGACGCCGGCGCTGGTCCGGGCGGGGGCGGCGTCGAGCAGGGCGATCACCCGGTCGAGGCGGCCGGCCAGCGCCGCGGTGCCGTCGCCGCCGCGGACCTGGCCTTCGGGCATGACGTACTCGGGGCCGGACTCGGCGAAGTGGTACAGCGCCCGGGAGTACTTGCCGACGCCGGTGACGGGCTCGTTGACCCAGCCGCCGTTGGCGTAGCCGTGGCCGTGGCCGATGATCTGGTCCATCGCGGCGCCGTGGTAGACCGCGTTGGCGTAGTGGATCGCGGCGTAAATCTGGGCCATCGCGTTGAGGGAGACCGGGCCGCCGCCGTAGTTCACGAGCGGCTGGGCGTTGCGGTAAGGCCCAGCGTAGGCGGCAAAAGTCGAAGGTACTAGCTGAAGCAGTCCGACGCTGGGATGGCCGGCCCGGGCGTTCGCGTCGGTCCTGTTCACCGCGGTGAGCGACCCGCCTGATTCTGTCTGGATCTGCTGGAGCCAGTTGCGGGTCAGCGTCAGCGGCAGGCCCAGCGACCGGAGCACGGTCTGGATATCGTTCTGGTAGGAGCCGCCCGGGCCGAGGTAGAGGCCGCCCTTGTTCGCCGCGCCGAGCCCGCCCGGCGGGATGCCGGTCCACAGCAGCGGCATCGCGTGGATGTTCATCAGCTGCGGCCCCATGCCGCCGCCCTGGCTGATCACCTGGAGCGCATTACGCACAATAGCAACATGTCCCGGGTCGGCTCCACCCGGCGGCGAGTGGTAAAAGGCCAGGCCACCGGGCTGCGGGCCGGTCCGTTTGACCCACGCGCCCTGTTCCTCGGACGTGCGGGGCGCCTGGATACCGAAGTGCTTGTAGATCGCCTGGACGAATCCGGAGCAGTCGGCGGCTGTGAGGGTCGCGCCGCCCCAGGTGTACGGGATCTTCCCGAGGAAGGTCATGGCGTAGTCGGCGATCGCGGAGCCGGACGCGCCGCCCTGGCCGATCAGCCAGCCCACCAGGTCCTTGACCAGTGTCTTGGGGACGGCGGTGAGGATCTGCCCGAGGACCCCGGTCGCGCCGGAGCCGACGCCGAGCAGGTCGGAGAACGCGTTGCTGAGCGCCTTGGCGTTCTGGGTGGCGAACGCCGCGGTGATCTTCACGACGTCGGCGGCCTTGTGGAGTATCCCGGACAGCGGGCCGAGCGCTGGCCCGCCGGCGTTGACGCTGGGACCGAAGCGCGCCTGCGCCGCCGAGACCGGCGGGTTCTGCCCGACCTTCCCGCCAGCCTGGTAGCCGGGGATGCCGAGCGCGGCGAACGCCGGGGCCAGCACCGCCGAGTCCGCTGCGGACACGACGGTCTCATCCCGGGAGACCCGGACGATCACGTCGTCGGCGGTCGGGCCGGTGCCGGACAGGACCTTGCCGACCTTGCCGCCGGCGGCGAGGCCGAACGGGTGGATGGGCTTGATCGGCTTCCCGAGGCCGACGTGGCTGGTGATCCAGTCGAAGACGCTGATGATGCCGTTGAGCACGGTGTCGACCACCCGGACGACCGGCCCGCGGATCGAGTTATAGATGTTGGACCAGAACCGGCCGACCGCGGAGACCGCAGTGGAGAACCAGCTGGGCAGGTCCCGGGTGAACAGGTTGCGCATCGGGACGATGACGTTGTTCCATACCGCGTTCCACCCGGAGCGGAAGGCGCCGCCGATGTTGGCCCACCACTGCCGGGCTCCGGCTAGCGACGAGGCGAAAATCTGCGGGATGGTGGTGGTGAAGAACCGGATGAACGGGGCCAGCGTGTTGTTGAACACGGTGTGGTAGCCGCCGGAGAACGCGTTGGCGACGTCGGACCACCACTGGTGCACGTGGTTGGTGGCCACTCCGAGGCCGTGCGGCAGGGAGACCGTGAACCAGCTGATCAGCGGGGCCAGGACAGCCCCGTAGATGGCGTGCCAGGTGGCGACGGCCGTCCTGGAGATGGCGGCCCAGACCTGGGTCCAGTGCTGGGCCAGGGGGATCAGGCCGAGGGACCAGACGGCGAGGATGTCCTGGACGATCTGGTTGCGGTACAGGCTGGTGAAGAACCGGCCGGTGGCCTGGGCTGCCGCCGTGATCGCCGTCCACACCTGGTGCCAGTGGGTGGCGAGTTCTACGATGCCGACGACGAGCAGGCCGATCGCGACGATGATCAGGCCGATCGGGTTGGTGACCAGGCTGTACAGGCCGAACAGCTTGAAGGCCAGCCAGATCGCGGTGATGCCGACGGCGACGGCGCGGAGCACGCCGGGGGTGAGGACGACGTTGAAGACCTCGTTGAGGGCCTTGGCCAGGTCGGTGATGACCCGGACGAGGACGAGCGTGAAAATCTGCGTGAACACGGTCAGCAGCGGGATGACGACTGGCAGGAGAGGGATGAGGGCGGCCAGGACGTTATTGACCAGCAGGGTCAGCGGCGGCAGCAGCGCGGCGATGGCCTTGGCCAGGCCGGCGGTCAAAATGGCGGCCAGCCGGGCGATCAGGCCGACGATGGGCGGGATGATCGGGGTGAGCCCGCGGACCAGCGCGACGATCAGGGCGCCCAGCGGCTTGGCCAGCTGCTCGACGGCATCGCCGAGGACCGCGAAGACACCCGAGTTTTCCAGCACGGTGAAGACACCGGAGATGGCCTTGGCGAAGGTGTTAAGGGCGGGACCTATGGTGCGGAACAGGGCGGCGACGGCGCCGAAGGCGGCTACCAGGTCGCCGAGGATGGCGCCCGCCAGGGAGGCGACGATCCGGCCGAGGGTGACCAGGAACGGCAGCAGGGAGACGACGATCCCGGCGAACTGGGAGAATACCGGGGCCAGCGCGACGGCGAAAACGCCAGCGAGCTGCGCGATGACAGGCAGTAGCGAGTTGATCACGCTGAATAGCGAGCCGAGGATCTGGGCGGACGCCGTGACCACGGGCGTGAACAGGGCGAACATGTCGCCCAGGCTGGTGCCCAGCCGGGCCAGCCCGCCGAACAGCGCCTCCACCGCCGGCCCGGCCGCGTGCAGCAGGGCGATCAGGCCGGGCAGCAGCCCGGTGATGATCCCGGTCAGCCCGTCCAGGACCGGGCGCAGCAGCGGCGCGGCGGCGCGGAACGCGTCGCCGAGCAGCGGCAGCACCTGCCGGGCGAGGTTCGCGAGGCCGCCGATCAGCGGCTGGGCCAGGGTGGCCGCGGCGGCGAAGAACTGGTGCAGGACGGGGGTCAGGGAGGTGAACAGCCGGGCGACCTGCGCGAGCGGGCCGGCGACCAGCGGGGCCAGGCCCTTGGCGAACTTTTCCCACGTGTCCTGGATCTTGGTCTCGGACGCGATGATGGACTGGAGCGCGGGGGAGAGCTGCCTGATCTGGGCGTTGGCCTGGGTGAGCTTGGCCTGGGCGGCTTGCTGCTGCGCGGGGGTGGTCGCGCTCTTGACGGCCTGCTGGGCCTGGGTCCGGGCCTTCATCGCGTCGGTGACCTGGGACTGGACGATGCCGAACCCGGCGGCCAGGGCGCCGGCTCCGCCGGCGGCGACGCCCGCGCCGAGCCCGCCGGCGGCCAGGGCGGGGACCGCGCCGAGCGCGGCGCCGCCGAGGCCGACGATCCCGGCGGTCCGGGTGGACAGGCCCAGGATGCCAGGGCCGATGCCGCCGAGCAGGCCGCGTTCCCCGCCGCCGGCGCCGGTCAGGTTGACGCGGCCGAGGTCGGCGCGGCCGAGCAGGCCGCGGGTGAGGTTGAGGAACGCGGCGCCGAACCCGCGGCCGGCTTCGGTGCCCGCGTCGGTGCCGGCCCGGGCGGAGTCGGCTTTCATCCGGTTGTGGAAGCCGCTGACCGCGGAGGTCGCGTCGCGGCTGAACGCCGCGCCCCAGCCGCGGCCGGAGCTGCTGCCCGAGTCGGCTGCGTGGCGGGCCGCCACGCTGGCCGCCGCGCCGGTGAAGAACGAGCTGACGATGCCCTTGGTGAGCTGCCCGAACGCGGACGCGAAGTGGGTGCCGGTGTCGTCGCCGGACCGCTCGGCGGCGCGTATCCCCTCGGCGGCGTCCCGGGTGAAGAACGAGGTGAGGACGCCGCGGGTGAGCGCGCTGAAGGCGGACCCGAAGCTGCGGCCGGACTGCTGCCCGGCGCGGTCGGATGACCGGGCCGCGTCGCTGCCGAACCGGTCCATGCCGGCGTTCATCCGGGTCAGCTGCTCGCGGCTGAACGACTGCCCGAACTGCTGCCCGGTCTTGCGGCCAGCCGGCCCGCCGTCGAGGCTGTTGATGTCGCGCTGGGCCTGGTCCTTGTTGACGTGCAGGACCAGCTCCATCATGGCCCTGGCCCAGCCGTCCGCCGGCGGTGGCACGCGTTAGCCCTCCCTCCGGGGTGCGGTCATGGTGGCGTCAGCGGCCTGGCCGGCGGTGGCCAGGAACGCGCGGATCTGCTCGGCGCGGGCGGCCGGGTCGGCTGCGCGGCCGGTCCCGGCGGTGTCCTCGATGTCGTCCAGGACGTCGGCCGGGTCGTCCCAGTCGCCGATCTCGTGAGACTTAGCGCCGGCCGCGGACGCGGCTTGCGCCCACGTGGCGTGGGCGAGCTGGAGGGCGGCGCGTGCCCGGGTCTCGTCCAGCCAGATGCAGTACACGCAGTCGAGCCAGGCGCGGGCGCTCAGCTGGCCGCGGCCAGCCGGGCCTGCTCGTCCGGGGTCAGCGGGCGGACCGCCGGCGGGCCGGGCCGGCCAAGGTTGATCGTCCGGTGCGTCCCCGCTGCGGCGTCGGGCCGTACCATCGCCGCCGGGACCTGGGCGGGCGGCGGTGCCAGCACCACGTCCACGTCGTCCGCCCAGTCCGGCGGGATGATGCCCTCCGGGTCCAGCGCCGGCCCGGCCGGGGACCTCGCTGCCCGCACCGGGGGCTGCTGTGCGGCCAGCTCCGCCATGATCTCCTGGGCGCCCATCAGCGGCCTGGTAGCCGGCAAGACGGGCGAGGGTGAGCCGGCCGGCGACGAGTCCCCGGTTCTCGCCGGCCCAGCCGACGAGGGCGAGGACCTGACCGGGGGGCGGGCGGTGATCTCCTGGAGCAGGTCCATCATGATCTCGGCGATGACCGGCGGCGGGGTGCGGTGGCGGCGCCGGTGGGCCTGGAACGCCCGGTACGTCTCGTCGCCCATGATCAGCTTGTAGAATCTGCCGACCGCGGCGAGGGCCTCCGGGTCGAGGAACCCCTCCTGGGCGTCCATCAGCGGCACGGCCAGGTCCACCAGGTCGTTCTCGTCCATCTCGCCGTGCAGGGTGAAGGTCACGCCGTCCAGGTCGAAGCTGACGCCCTCGGTGGAGATGAGGGCCGGGTCACCGTCGGGAGCGGCGTTGCTGGTGTAGCTCTTGGGCATGGCGCGGGTATGCCTCTTTCCTGGTTTCGGGGGGTTACTGGCTGGCGAGCCACTCGTACTCGTCGCGGTGCGCGCGGGAGCAGAAGTGCACGGGCCGGCCGGTCTCGTAGTGCGGCATGGCGCCCAGGGACCGGTCCCAGAGCTGGCCGCAGACCCAGCAGAAGTAGACGGCAGGCACGGCAGGTCACGGCGGAGCGGCCAGGTCAGGTCCTCAGCGGCGTCTGGAATATCGCCTTGAATAGCCGCGAGCCGGTCGCCGGCTTTTCCAGGGAGAATTGCGCGGCGATCGTCGCATTCGTCGCGCCCTTGCGCCTGGCAAGGGTAATTGTCCCGGTCTGGTATGCCTGCCGGTAAACCCACCTCTCGGTGTGGTCCTCGCTTTCAAAGCCGAGCATTGTCCGCACTTCCGTGCCCAGGTCCGGCGGCTCGAATGTGACAATTCCGGTGCCCGCCGTGATCACCCCGCCATTGAATGCGAGCTTCATGTTCGTGTTGGTGATCTGCGACATGGAGAACTGCACGGACGAGTCCCGGCCGGTGGTCACGACCTGGAGGTGGTCCAGTTCCTCGGCCACGTCCACCGGCGAAGTGGACGGGTTGTAGGACAGCTCCGAGCCGTCTTCCGTATATCCGACCGCAACCCAGGAAGCGGAAACTGTCGCCCACGGGGTTGTCAGGTCGACGGGCTCGGATGTGCCCAGGGGTGCGAAATACAAATAGCCCGGGCCGAGGCCGAGAGCTGACGCATTACCGCGTGCCATTGGTTATTCTGCTCCCTCGCTGTCAGGTGCGGGAGCGGGCGGCGCGGTTGCCCACTCGGGTAGGTCGGTCAGCGAATGCCAGCCGAACTTCTCGACCAGTTCGGCGGGCACCCGGTCGCCGGCGTTGAAGGCCCGCACCGGGGCCGCCGCGGCCTCGGGGTTGACGATGAACAGCGGCTCGCGGGCGATCGCGTAGGGCACGCCCTCGGGCATCGCGGACGGCTGGGCGAGGTCGGCGAGGCGCCCGCCGCGCACCTGGCCGCCCTGCGCGGTGACCGGCCCTGCGGTCGTGTCGCCGCCGGGCTCGGGCGCGGCGGCGGGTTCGGGTTCGGGGTCAGCGGCATGGTCGGCGGGCGGGCCGGCTTCGGCCTGCTCGGCGTCGACGTCGGGGGCGTCCGGGTTGGCCTTGCCCTGGGCCTGGCGTGACTGTGCCATCACGGTCACCCCGCGTAGTTCTTGACTTCGAGGGACAGCCCGGTGGTGACCGAGAAGGTCATGGTGACGTTTCCGTTCTGGTCGGCGAATGGGTAGGCGGGGAACGGCCCGATCTCCCTGGTCCCGGTGGCGGGCATCGTGAACGTGTACGCGGAGACGCTCAGGCCCAGCGGGCCGCCGGCGGCGGGTGGCGTGATGGTCACCGTGACGACGGTGCCGGTGGTGGTGAGCCGGAGATAGGTGCTCGGGCCGGCCGGGAACGTGTCCCCGTTCGTCGGGGGACTGATGACGGTGGGCGTGGCCCCGGCCCGGGTCACCACGTCCGGGGTGCGTGCAGCCATAGGCGGTGGGCCTCCCTGGATGGTTGGGCGCGCGGCTTATCGGGCGGTGAGCATGAAGGTTGCTCCGCAGGTGAACTCGTGCTGCTCGCCGCCGGTGCCGGGCATCGGGACGTAGCCGGGCTCGGCGAAGTTGTCGGCGACCAGGACCATGACGCCGGTGTCGCCGCACGGCTCGGGGCAGCCGGTGAGCGCCTGGAAGGCGTCGCACAGGGCACCCGCGGCGGTTTCGGCGGACTGGATGGTGCCGGCCTTGACGTGCGCGGTGATCCGGGCCAGGGACACGGCGTAGTCCTCGGCGGTGGCCGTGGCGCTGACGCCGGGGTCCCGGACGATCAGGGCGTAGGCGCCGTGGGCGGGAGACCGGATGGCCTCGCCGTCGAGGTAGGCACCGCGGGCCAGCGGGTTCCCTTTACCGGTCAGGCCGGGCCGGGCGTTGATCCAGTCGCGGATCGCGGTCGACGCGGAGACGGCCACGGCCGCACCACCTTCCGGGTCAGGTGCCGGTCGGTGACGGGCTCGGCGTCCCGGTCACGCTCGGGCTGGGGGACGGGCTCGGGGTCGTGGCGGCCGGGCCGGGGCTGGTCGCGCTGGGGCTCGGGCTGGCGGTGCTGGGCTGCGGGCCGGCGTTCTGGCCGAGCGCGGGCGCCGGGCTGGCGCCGGACGGGACCACGCCGGCGAACCGGAGCAGGTCGGCGAGGCCGAACTGGCCGGGGGCCGGGGCGATCGGCGGGGCCGGTGAGAACCCGCCGGAGAACACGCCGTTGGCGTTGATCTTCATCAGCCGCAGCAGCACGTCCGCGACGATCCGGGCGCCGACCGGACCCAGCAGCACGTTGGTGAAGTCGGCGTTCGTCCCGGTGTTGTCGAAGTTGTCGGCCGAGGGCGAGCCCTGGTTCTGCACGAATGCCTCGTAGAGGACGTAGAAGAACAGCGGGGTGCCCTGGCCGAAGCCGGGGATCGAGGCGGGGATCGCGGTGCCGGGCGGGATGGGGGTCAGGCCGTAGGCGGCGGCGACGTCCTGCCCGGAGGGCAGCAGGTAGAAGTGGCCGCGCACGAAGTCCCGGTACTGGACGGAGTTGGAGCCGGCCGGCTGGACCCCGGCGGGGCCGCCGATCGGCATGCCGGCGCCGTTGCCGACGGCGGGGGCGCCGGGGGGCTGGCCGAACATGGACTGGCCGATCATGCCGAGCCCGTCGGCGCCGGGCTGCTTGAGGACCTGGAGGGACGCGCCGGGCACGGCCGGGTCGAACAGGTCCTCGTGGAAGTTCCGCCAGTCGATCTGGTGGTCGAGCGTCAAGGGGTAGCCGCCGTGCAGGTCCCCGACGGGAGTCAGCGCGGTGCCGGTCCCGCCGGCCGGGCCGGTGGCGCCGCCGACGCCGGCGAACAGGGTGTTGCGGGCGTTGCGGTTGTTCGGCGAGATGACCGGGTTCATCGAGTAGGCGTTCCTGATGATCGAGTGACCGAACCGGTAGGCGGCGGTGGAGAACTCGACCGGCATGATCGGCTTGCGCACCTCGGCGCCGGGGTCGTAGACCTTGCCCTTCCCTGCCAGCAGCGCGTCGACGGTGGCCTGGCCGCAGAACAGCGGCAGGAAGTCGTGCAGGATGACCCACTGGTAGTACTTGATCACCGTGTTCATCGCCCGGGTGAAGTTGCGGATGCCGAGCGCGTCGACCAGGTTGTTGTGGAAGCTGAGCATGGCCACGTGAAGCTGGCTCAGGATCTGGTTCTCGTCGTTCCGCGTTTCCACGAGGATGGCGCTGCCGTCGGCGCGGCGGGGCAGGTCGACCACGCCGTTGACGTTCTTCGGGATCAGGAAGTGGAGCCCGTCGGCGGCGTACAGCTGCGGGGAGATCCCCGGCCCGCCGCCGTATATCTGCGAGAGGTTCAGCTTCTTGGACTCGAAGTCGAACACGACGTTGCCGCCGGGGTCGAGCAGCGGGGACCGGGCGTTGGGCTGGGCGAAGGAGAAGAACGCGGACGGCTGGGGCTGGAGGTCGAGGGTGATGTCGTGGTCGATGAACTGGCCGAGGTAGGTGTAGGCGGCGCCGTGGGTGGTGTCGAACCGGCCGCCGGGCTGGAGCATGGCGTCGGACAGGGCGGCCAGGTCGGACAGGGCGGCGGGCAGGCTGGTGTCCGGGGTGAAGGGCTTGAGCTTGGGGAACATGCGGCCGAACATGGCCAGGTCGCCGTCCTGGCCGGGGACGGGGGTGGCGCCGACGGCGGCCGAGGCGGGTCCGGCGAGGGCGCGTCCGCCGCCGCGGAGCAGGACGACGGTGCCGGCGGCGCCGAGGCCGAGGCGGAGCAGGTTGCGGCGGGTCATGTCGGGGTTGGCTGCGGGCATGGCCGGGCCTCCAGGGGTGCGCGGTGAGCATGACGGTGCTGGGCGGGAGGGGGCAGGGGGCTGGTCAGCTGATGTGGATGGTGCGGCCGTTCAGGGAGCGGGCCGCGGGCTTGATGAAGGGGTGCGGGCGGGTGCCGGGGTGGCGGACCAGGCGGCCGAACGCCCGGCCGGTCGCGGCGTTGTACAGGGGCCACCGGCCGGTCGACCGGATGTAGTGCGGCGGGGTGCCGTGCTCGATCAGGGCGCCCAGGAACGTGCCGGGGGCCACCTGGTCGGTGGGGCCGATCAGGTAGGAGCCGTCCTGCTGCCTGAATTTGCGGATCGAGGCGCGGAGGGTGCCGGAGCGGCGGGCTCGCTGCCGCGGGTGGCCGGGCCGGGGTCCGCGTTCGGGGCCGGCGTAGACGGGGGCGAGCTGCTTCATGACGGCCATCGCCTCGTCGGCCAGCCGGGACATGGCCCGGTCGACGGGGCCGCCGGGCTGGGCGGTGGCGAGCTTGATCGCGGCGTCGTCCCAGTACACCTGGACTCGCGCCATCGGGTGCCTCGTTTCTGGTCGCGTTTGTATAAGACCCCTGGCATCACCGCAGGCCACGCGTTCGCGGTAGGGGTGACGCGGGCGGTGATGGTCGCGGGCTGGCCGCAGCACCAGCACTCCGCCCGGCCGGGCTGGGTCTCAGCGGTCCGGCCGGCCACGTCGCACCGCCGGCAGTAGTACGCGGCGACCAGCAGCGCGACGGTCACAGGATCGGGCCGGGGTCGACGCCGCCCCAGTACCACACGCCGAGCGGGCGGGTGTAGTCGCCCGGGTCGGCGTCGGCATACGGCGGCGGGTCGGGCGCGGACCAGAACGGCACCGCCTCCGGGGCGCCCTCGCCCTGGATCTGGAGGCGGCGCAGCACGACGGTCATCTCGTACTTGGCCCGGGCGTCGAGCGCCTCGTACACCTGCACGTCGGCGTCCCTGTTGGGGTAGCTCAGCTCGATGTCGGCGGCGGCCCGCCAGGCGGCGGCGTTCCGCGCGGCATCGGTCAGCTCGACGTCGTGGTAGGCGTCGATCGGCCCGGTCTGGGACACCACGTCGCGCACTGCGGCGTCGATCATGGCCTGGGCCTGGTCGGCGGACGGCGTGGTGGTGGTGGTGAACGTGCCGAGCATCTCGTCCGAGCCCGGGTCTGCCGCGTCACGGGTCCTGGTGGGGATCAGCCGGCCCACGTCATCGAGCGCGGGCTGCCATGACTCGGCCACTGGTCAGCCCGAGGCGCCGGGCTTCGCCCCGGACGGCCGGCTTCCCTGACCCTGCTGCTGGCCCGCCTGCCCCTGCTTCTCGGCGGCCTGGCCCTGCTGCTGGGCTGCCTGGGCCTGGCTGCCCTGCTCCCGGGCCTGCTTGTCGGCGAACTGGGCGGCGCCCGCCTGGTCCATCGCGGTGGGCGGCCCGGTGTCGGTCTCGTCCGGTGCCCGGTACCGCTCGCGGAGCTGGTCGCGGGTCAGGCCCTCGGCCTCGTCGCGGTCGGCGCCCTGCCTGACGGCGTGGTCGACCCAGGCTTGCTTGGTCGCGTTCGTGGCCGGCGGCTTGCCCTGGGCCTGGTCGGCCCGCTGCTGGGCGTCGCGCTGCTGCCGCTGGTGCTCGGAGCGCAGGTCCTCGTCGCCGATGACGACGGGCGACCCGGACGGCTCGACCAGGGTGGGCGGCCCGGACTGGGCCGAGCCGGCGACCTGCTGGCCCAGCGGGGCCGCCGGGTCGACGTCCAGGGCGGCTTCGCGGGCCGCGGATGCCTGGCCGCGCGCCCGGGCCTGCTCGGCGAGTTCCTCCGCCGTGTAGACGACCTCGACGCTGCGGATCGCGCCGATCAGCCGTAGCGTAGACCGCTCGGCGGCTTCCTCGGGGCTGGTCGGCTCGGGCAGCAGCGCGCCGCGGGCGTACGGCGTGGTGTCGCCGCCGACGGTGACATTGGCGTTCGCCCAGGCCACCTGATCCATTGCTGGCATGGCTGATATACCTTTCCTGCGGGAATTAGATTCCTTTTCGGGGACTTATCCGGGTGGCTTTCCCGGGTGGTTCAGCCGGTGGTGCCGGTAATGGCGACGGCCGCGTTCGGCTCCTGAATGATCGGCACGACAGGGCGCCTTCCGCGGACCAGCCACTGGTCATTTGCGGACGGGTCGCGGCGGGTCCAGGACTCCACGCCGTTGGCAGGATCGCCGGCGTATTCCGGGCTTTCCAGCCTTTCGTATGCGAGGCCGCCGAGCATGGTGGAGTCGACCACGAACGCCTTATAGCTGGACAGGGCGGGGATATTATTGGTGGCCATGATCCGCAGGCCGCCGATTTCCCGCAGCTCACCCGATGAGGTGACCGTGGTCGCGCCCTCGCGGGCCAGTCCGGCGATGATGTTCCGGTCGGCGACGATCCGGGCGACGCCGAGGTCGGTGGTGATCACCGTGTCCGCGGTGTATCCCTGGTCGAACTGCTCGATCTGCGCCTTGGCCCTCATCAGGTCAAACAGAATGTTGGACGACGCGGGGGTGTCCCATCCGGCCGTGGCGGCGATCTGGTTGCCGACGGGGATGGCCGCGCCGATGGCCACCAGGGCGGTGGTGTCGACCTGCTTGACGAGGAAGTTCACGATCTTGAGCAGCGCGACATCCACTGCCCTTCTCCCGTACCGGTGAACATGCTCATCGGTAATGGGCACATCCTGGCCCCATTTTGTAATTCCCGCCAATGCCGCGGGACCGGGAGCCGCCGGCGAACGCGGGTATTCTGCACCCGCATTTACCGCCTCGGGCGGCTTACTGGTGTAAATGGATTCGGTCTGCTCATAAAGCAAAGCGCCCCCACTCGTCTCGTACCTGCCGGACAAAATGCTGTCCGCGATGAATCGCGCCTCGGCGATTGTCCGAAGCCGCCTCTGAACCAGCGCGGGGCTGTTCAGGAAACGGCTGATGGTGAGAATGTCGCCGGAAAGAGTCGGCGCAGCCGGAGGATAAATGTGGGGCATTTCCCGTCATTTCCTTTCGTGAGGGAATGTGCCTGCCGACCCCCGGCGCGGTGGGGTATCAGTGCAGCCCGCAGGCCCGGGCGGGCCTGTGGTTGGCTCGTTGTGCGGGTGGGGGGTTACCGCTGCATCCAGCGGACGGTGGTGCCGTCGGCCGCGGAGGTCAGGGCCACGCCGATGACGGCGCGGGCCAGGTTGACGTCCGCCGCGGCGGCGGTGAGCGCGGCGGGCAGCTGGGTGACCTGGTGGCCGGCTCTGGGTGAGGCGGCGAGCTGGTCGCCGGCGTTGATGGGTCCGTCGGCGGCGCCCTCGTGCACCGCCCGGTCGAGGATCACGGTGACCTGGTAGCCGGCGATGGCGTCGTGGGCGGCAATGCCGACGTACCGCATCGACCCGGCGGCGGTGACCTTCTGGACGGTTCCGGACCCGCCGACTTCCACCGGGTCGCCGCCGGTCAGGCCGGCGGCGGCGATGAGGGTGATGGTCAGGCCGGGGAGGAATACCGGCGTGTAGTCGGGCACCGGGCCTCCCGCGGCTTGCTAGGGTTCGGGGTTACGGGTGAGCGGCGAGCATGGCGCTTGCGCCCCAGCCGGGGCGCCCGGGTATCCATGTAGCCCGGGGGGTCCCGGCGCTAGCCGCGGGTGGTTTTCCACCGGACGAGCCCGCCGGCTGCGGGGCTGGCGCGGATGGCGACGCCGATGTCCATCCCGGCTGCGGTGGTGCCGGCGATCTGGCCGCTGGCTGCGGCCGAGACAAGCTCGCCGGGGGTGATCCCGGTCGTGTTGCCCGCGGGCGGCTGGGCGCCGCCCGAGGTGGGCGGCGCGGTCAGGGTCAGGCCGGTGCCGATGTTCGTCGGCGCTCCGGGGGCCTGCTGGCGGGTCAGGGTGGAGCCGCCAGCCTGGGAGACGTAGGCGAACCACCCGGTCGCGCCGGGCTGCGCCGAGGGTGAGGGGACGGTGATCGTGGACGTGCCGCCGCCCGCCGTCACGATCGTGCCCTGGGTTGAGGCGGTGGTCTCACCGGAGGCGGTGACGTAGGAGACCGCCACCTTGTAGGTGCCGTCCGCGACTGTGCCGCCGGCCGCGGCCGTGGTCGGGACGGGCTGGGCCGGCGCGTTCAGCTGCGCGGCCGTGGGTGTCTCGTGCACGACACCGGAGCCGGCGAGCACCGTGACCGGAGCGCCGGGCGTGGCGTCGTGACCGGCGATCCCGGCGAACGCGGCGGTCGGCCCGGTGGTCGGCGATACCCGGTCAGCCGCACTGAAATACAGCAGCTGCCCGCCGGTGATGGTGGCGTCGGCGGTGAAGGTAACGTCCTGCGGCCGGCCGTAGGCCGGCGCGTAGTCAGCCACCGGCCTAGCCCCTGGTGGACTTCCAGCGGAGGACCCCGCCGGAACCTGACACCGCCCGGATCGCGACGCCGATCTCAGCGCCGGCCGCGGCGCCGCCGGTTACCAGGCCCCCTGCGGCGGACTGGATCAGCGCCCCGACGGCGACCGCCGCGGCGGTGGTCTGGGTCTCGTGCACGATCCCCGAGCCCGCCAGGATGGTGACCGGGGCGCCGTTCGCCGCGTCGTGGCCGGCCACGCCGGCGAACGCGGACGAGGCCCCGGCGGCCGGGATCACCGTGTCAGCGGCGGAGTAGACGAGCACCTGCCCGCCGGTGATGGCTGCCCCGGCCGTGGCCTGGAGGTGCTGCGGGCGGCCGTATGTCGCTTCGTAGTCGGCCACGGCTCACCCCACCAGGGCCTTCCACCGCAGCAGCCCGTTGGCGCCTGCGGTGGCGCGGACGGCCACGCCGACCGCGCCGTAGCCGGTGCTGGTGGCGCCGAGCTGGCCGGCGGTTGCCGACCCGGCGAACACGAGCGCGCCGGCCGCGGTGGCGGCGGTGGCCAGCGTCTCGTGCACGACACCGGAACCCATCAGCACGGTGACCGGGGCGCCGGAGGCCGCGTCGTGGCCGGCGACGCCCGCGTAGTTGGCGGCGTTGTTCGCGGCCGGTATCACGGTGTCGGCAGCCGAGAACGACAGCAGCTGGCCGCCGGTGATGGCCGCGCCCGCGGTGAAGCTGACCTGCTGGGGCCGGCCGTAGACGGGGGCGTAGTCAGCCACTGTAGGCGCCGCCCCTCACGCCCGGAGCGGGGCTGACGCCGCCCTGCGTGTCTTCCGGGTACAGGTCCCGGTACGCCCTCTGCGCGTCGAAGTCGCCGGGCATGTCCGGGTCGCTGGCCCAGTCGCCGTTGGACCCCACCGCGGCCATCGGGACCAGCCCGCCGGCGAGGCTGGCGACGAGCTTGCGGGTGCCGTCCGGGTCCCGGTCCCACAGCGTCTGGAAGTGCTCCAGCCGGGACTGCGCGAACTTGCCGTCCTTGATCGCCGCGGCGAGGATGCCGTCGCGCTGGGCGACGTGCATGGCGCGGACGGCCCGCTGGCCGGCGAGGGCTTCCTCCTGGTACTTGCGGAGGATGTTGGCCTCGACCAGGTGCACGCCGTCGGCGATGACCGGGACCTCGACCGGGCCGTCGCCGCTGGTGCCTGCCGCGGCGGCCTGGACCGGCCACGGGGGCTGCGGCGCGCCGAACACGGCGGCGATGTCGCCGGCGGCGACTTCCTCTCCTTCCTGCTTGCCGAGCCGCGCACGGATCGCGGCCATCTGTGCTGTCGTGAACTCGTAGCCCATGCCCGGGTTCCCTTCTTCTTGGGTGGCCGCCGCGTCTGCTGCGGCTTGGGTTTCTGCGTGCGCGTGATCGTGCCGGCCGTCGCCGGAGTGGGTGTGCTTGTGCTCGTGGGTCTCGTCGGAGCCCTGCGTGCCGTACGCGCGGTGCGGGTGGGAGTGGGACCCGTCGAAGTTGCCGTGGATCGGCTCGTGCACCGTGTCCCCGGCTGCGGCCACGCCCTCGCCGCCGTCCTCGTCGGGCTCGGCGGCGGCGCTGGTGTCGCTGTCGGTGTCGTCGGGGTCGTAGATGCCGAGCTTGTCCATCAGCTGGTCGACCAGGGCCTCCGCCGCGACGACGAGGGCGAGGACCTGCCCGGCGGCTTCGGGGACCGCCTTGGGGTCGACCTGGCCGGCCAGGGCGGCGGCCTGGTCGAGGGTGGCGTCGAGGCTGGCGACCAGGCCCTGCACCGTGTCGTCGGCGTCGGTGTCGGTGGCCGCGGCGCGGATCTCCAGGAGCCGCTGCCACCGGGCAGCAAGAGAGCCCGGCTCCAGTTCGGTGCCGGGCTCCTGGCCGCCGTCCGGTTCTGCGCCGGGCGGGTCCTGCCCGCCGTAGGTCGCGGCGATGTAGGCGAACTGCCAGCCGATCTGCTCGGCCGGCTCGGTCTGCCAGTCCACGCCGTCGCCGTCGCCGTCCTGGGCGCCGGAGAAGTCGGGCGGGGTCCGGCCGGCGGTGCGCAGGTGTGAGGCCAGGTGGCTGTAGGCGGCCTTGGCCTGCGACGCGGAGACGCCCTTCATGCCGCCCCGGCCGCCGTTCAGCGCGGCGATCGCGGCGGAGCAGGCGTCCGGGTTGGCCGCGCCGACCTTCCCGCCGGACACGTCGTGGTGGGGCAGGGAGCTGTCGGACTTGGTTGTGCCGGGGATCGCGAACATGGCCCTGAGCGTGCCGCTGGAGGGGTTGTCGCCGAGCTGGCGGACCGCTGCGGCGCCGTCCCAGGCGGCCAGGATCACGGCCCGGGAGTCGGCCGCGGAGGCGTAGGCGACGACCGGGCCGGTGCCGCGGGCAGCGGCGACGTCGGCGTAGGAGGCCACCTCCTGGGCCTGGTCGAACGCGACGGCGGACCCGTCGATGCGGTATCCGACGCGGTAGATCTTGCCGGACTGCTCGTCGGCGACGATCAGCTGCGGCGGGAACATCTGGAGTTCGGTGATCCACCAAGACTGGGGAGCGCCGGCGGTGGCGTAGTACTGCCGCCGGACATCCTCTTCGGTGACGGCCATCACGGTTCCTTCCTGGTCCTGCTCGGTGCGCCACGCCTGGCCCGCCTGCGCGGCAGCGGCGGTGAGGCCGTAAAGGGTTGCGACGTCCGGCAGGCCGGATAGCACGCCGACGCCGGGTGGGGTGACGCCCAGTAGGGCGAGGCCGGTCAGCACGAAGGGGTGCTGATGCCCGATTTGGCACCTGAACCTGTATTTGCCCTCCACGCTGCGGCGGGGGAAGGCGGACGCTGCGATGCCGGCGAGCCAGCCGGGCATCCCGGCCAGGTCGCCGACGATCTTGGCGCCGTTGCCGGACAGCCGCAGGTTCATCACCCGGCCGATGGCGGGTTCGCCGTCGTGCTCGGGCTGCGGCGCGAACCGCGGGTCCAGGTGGCCGATCTTGATCACCGGCTGCCCGACGGCGGGGCATTCGGACGCGTCGATGGCGGACTGGAGGTCGGCGGCGGTGAACGTCTGCCTGCCGGTCGACAAGGCCCAGGTGCCGGCCGCGAGGATGTCCACGCCGGGGATGGTGACCAGCGCGGGCAGGCCGGCCGGGGTGTCACCGGCGGCGGCCTTCTCCCGGTGGGCGTGCTGGGCGGGGTATTCGCCGGTGACCCGCTTTTCCATCAAGTTGCAGTAGCCGTGGGCCTGTTCTTCGGTGAAGTGGCCGTGCTCCATGAGCTGGCGGACGCACCGCATGTGGTCCCCGTCAGTGCCCCACCGGATCTTCGCGGCGCCTTCACCGGTGCCCCAGTAGCGGTGCAGGGTCTCGGCGTTACCCCGGTTGGACTGGCCGCCAGCGGCGGACACCGGGTCTTCTTCCCGGACCCGGGTGACCTTGTGCCGGCCGCCGAACCGGTCAAGGACTTCCTTGGTGTTGTGGTCGTACCGGCCGCGGACGTCGTTGCCTTCGGGGGTGTGGCCGCGCACCTGCTTGCCGTGGAGCCGGGCGGCCGGGGAGCCGGGGCCGCCTTCGGCGGTAGTCCACCGGCCGTGGGTGTCGCGGGTCTCGTTCTCGTCAAAGCCGGACAGCGCCGACACGTCGCCGGAGGGTGCGCTGGCGAAGGTGTAGGTGTTCCGGATGTAGGCCAGCAGCGCGGTGGCGTCGTTGCGGGACAGGCGGGTCAGGTCGGCTTTGAACGCCTGGGCCTGGGCCGGGGGGATCTTGCGGAGCGTCAGCTCGTTGGTGACCGCGGCCTGCTGCGGCTTGGTGACCGACCCGGGGACGTCGTTGGCGGCCACGCCGGTCGTGGCCGGGCTGGTCGTCTTCGTCTTGGCGGTCTTGGCGATCTGCGCCTTGCCCCGGGTGATCGCTCTGGCCGTGGTGGGGGACTTCTTGCCTGTGGTCTTCTTGCCTGTGGTCGTCCTGGCGGTCCCGGGCTTCGGCGTCGTCCTCGTCTTCGTGGTGCCGCCGGTCTTGGAGGTCCGGCCCTTGGCGCCGGACTTGGCGGGGGTTTTCTGCCGGAGCGCGCTGGTCGTCAGGGGGCCGACCAGGCCGTCTTCTTTCAGCTGCTTGCCGTTGGCGTCCAGGTGGCTGGCCTGGAACTGCCTGACCGCGGCGAGGGTTTGCGGGCCGAAGATGCCGTCGACGGCGATGTTGTAGCCGAGCGCCTTGAGGCGGGCCTGGAGCTGGCGGACCTGCGGCCCCTTGGCGCCCTCGCCGACCGGCTTGGCGTTGGTCGGCGCCGCTCCGGTGCCGCCGGGGGCGAACTGACCGCCGGCCGGGCCGCCGGCCGGGGCGCGCGGGTGCGCGGCCGGGTTCCAGGCCGCGGCGGTGCTGGCACCGCCAGCCGGGAGCGCGTAGTCGCCGGAGGTGATCATCTTCTCGGCTGCGGCGACGTAGTGGTCGGCGGCGGCCTGCGCGTCGGCCTGGCTGGCGCCTGCGCCGGTGAACAGCTTCAGGAGTCCCGCCGCGGCCTTCGCCTGGTCGGCCGGGGGCGGTGCGGCGGCCATCAGACCCGCTTCACCGCGTCGAGGGCCTCCTGGAGGAACAGGGGGCCGGTGGCGGCCAGGCCAGCGAACATCGGGTTCTCCAGGTTGCCGGTCTTGACCCCGATGAACGTCAGGACAGCGACGGCCGCCAGGGCGAGGACGTGGTGGATCAGCTTGCGGACGGTCTTGCCTTTTTCCTTGGCCGCTTCCTCTGTTTTGGCTTCGGTCTTGTGCAGCTCGGCCAGCTCGGCCTGGCTGCGCTCCAGTTCGGCCCTGACCTCGCGGAGCTGCTCGTGCTGTTCGCGGGAGAGCCGGTCGGTGGCCTGGGCGACCTGATCGCTGATCAGCCGGGACAGGTCGGCTGCGGCAAGCTGGGCCTGCGGGGCGGCCATCATCCCAGCGGCGCCGGGCGGGGGCTGCCCGGGCCTGGCCGGCGGGCTGCCGGGGTGCCGCCGGACCTCGGCCTGCCGCCGCCGCTGGAGGGTGCGCTGGCTGGCGGGCTGCCCGCCGCCCTGGCCCTTGGGGGCGAACTCCCCGCCGCCCTTGCCGCGTCCGCGGCGCGGGTGCAGGTCCTCCCGGAAGCCGCCCTTGGCCGCACCGACCTGCATGACGGCGCCGGGCGTGACCGGGGTGGCGTCGGGGAAATTCAGGGTGAGCGCCAGGTCCTGGGCCTGGTCCTTGGTGCGGTGGCACATGACCAGCTCGCCGGTGCGGGAGTCGACGGTGCCGTGCGGGGCGTGCGCCGGGCATTCCGGGTGGTTCTCCCGGACGGTGACCGGGCCGGCGGGCTGGCTGGCGGCGGCGGCGGTCAGCTGCTTGCGGTTCCGCTCGGCGACCACCTCGCCGATAGCCGCGTCCTCACTTGGCATCCGGTCTAGTCCGATCTTGGCGCCCTGATCGTCGGTGGCCTGGTAGCCGCCCTTGCCGTCCGGGTGCGGGAACACCATGCCGACGAGGTTGCCGTCGCTGTCGTGGACATTCTTGGCGGCCGACCCGGGGTAGTTCGGCTCGGCGGTGACCTCGGCCCGGTTGATCAGCGGCTTGTCTGCCTGCTCCATCTCGGCGACCCGCTGGGCGGGTGTCTTGAGGTGCTCGGTGACGGCATCGAGGTGCCGTTGCATCACCGCCTGGTCCTGGTCGCGGTGGGTGAGCGCGGCGAAGTCGCGGGCGCGGGCCAGGTTGGCCTGGGCTTCGCGCAGGTCGCCGCGGTGCAGGGCGTCGACGGCGCCGCCCCCGCCCATGTTCCAGACGTTCGGGTGTACGGACTTCGCCGACGTCGCGATGTCTTTGGCGGCGCCGTCCGCGGTCCATTCGCCTTGCTTGTTACGCGGGTGCCTCAGCGGGTTCCAGGCGGCCTGCGGTGCGGCTGGCGGTGGCGGCGCGGTGCCGCGGGCGGCCTGCCTGGCCTGGGCGGTGGTCATGCCGAGCCTCCCGAAACGTGGGTCTGCGAGGGCGAGTTTCCAGGCGGCCGGGTTGTCCGCGGCCAGCCCGCCGGTGAGGCGGGCGGAGCCGGGCGAGCCGAGGTCGACGCCGCCGGGGACCGCTTCGGCGAGCCACTCCAGGTACTGGAGCAGCAGCTCGGCGTCCCACTGGTCGTCGGTCAGCTCGCCGCCGTCGTCGTCCGGGTCCGGCTGGGCTGCCGCCTGGTGGACCCGGGAGGGGAAGTAGCCCGGCCCCTGGCGGCGGTGCCGCTGGATCGACGGGGGCGCTTCCTCGTCCTTGGCGCGCTCGCCGAACCCGGGCTCGGGGTAGGTGCCCTTGGGGATGTTGTCCAGGCTTGCGGCAATGGCGCGCAGGTCGCGCATCTGGAGGTCGCCTAGCTTGTCGCGTTTCGCGGCGGCCAGGGCGACCGCCATGTGCTGCCTGGCCACGTCGACCTGCCGCAGGCCGACGTGCCGGGCCACGTTCCGCAGCGCGGCTGCGGTCTCGGACCGGCCGCCGCCGCCGGCCAGGTTGGCGGTGTCGATCTCGTCGGCGAGGTGCTCGATCGAGCGGATGTGCTCAAACGAGCCCGGGCCGGTGTGCCTGCCGCCGCCGCCTAGCTCCAGCCTGGCGAACTCGCCGGCGCCCTTCTGGCCCTTGCCGGTGCGGGGGTGCAGCTCGCTGCGGAACGCGGCGTGCAGCATGTAGGCGGTGTCGCGGGGGTTGTCGTGGGCGGAGGGGTCGGACAGGCCGAGCTGCTTCTGGATCGCGATCCAGGCGGCGGCCTGCACGCCGTCGGGGGTGATGTCGACGCCCTGCGCGCGGTAGCGGGCGGTGGCGTCGCGGAGCGCGTCGGCGACGATGACCTTGCCGAGCCCGTCGGCCAGCCCGGCCACGGACTGCTCGCCGAGCGCCATTGCCTGCTGGTCGTTCAGGCCGAGCGGCTTGAGGGCCTGGAGCATCCACGTGTCGACGGTGACCGAATCGGTCTGCCCGGGCCACATGATGTTGTTGTAGAAGTTGCGGCGTTTGGTGCCGCCGAGCACGTGGTCGACGTCGCCGTTCAGGATGATGTCGACGCCCTCGTCGCGGAAGCTGGCCATGACGCCGCCGCCGAAGTGGTGGGCGATCTTGATCTTCTCGATGGTGCGGCCGGCTTTGGGTACCTCGTCCAGCAGCTCGTTGGTGACCCGCTGGTTGATGATCCACTGGACGCGGGGGCAGGTGGCGGCTTCGACGCCGATCGCGCGGTCGATCGGGACGTGGTAGGCCAGCGCCCGGCGGTGGTTCATCTCGTGCTCGTCGGGGTACCACTTCTTGCCCTCTTCGAGGGTGCCCTGCTGTTCGATCAGGGCCATCATCGCGGCGGAGGTTTTCGTGACGGACTGCCGGTAGGGCGGGACGGCGGGGCGGCGGACTTTCCCCTTGTTCGGGCCGGCGCCCATCAGCGGCCGGGTGAGCTTGGCGTTGACCTTGCCGAGCAGCTTGTCGTCCGGGCCGAGGCCGGCGAGGGTGAACGCGCCCTTCATTTTCAGCGCCTGAGACGGGGGCGGGTCGGTGATCCCGTCGTGCAGGTGCCCGGCGGTGCCGGGGGTCGGCGCGGGGATGCCGAACGGGTTGTGGGTGAACTCGCCGCCGCCGTGGCCGTGCTCGATCCGCGGGTGCCTGGCCGGGTCGAACGCCGCGCTGGTCCCGCCGGTGCTGCTGTCGCCGACGCCGGATGGTTCGGACAGGTCGAGCTTCTCGGCGATCGCCCGGGCCTCTTCGGGGGTGGCGTGGCAGGCGAGCAGCCGCTCGCCGCCGGCCACGATGCCATGCGGCTTGTCGGGCGTGCAGCCGGGGTGGTTCTCGATCACCACGTGCCAGGGCCTGCCGGGTATCGCGGCGGCGCCGGTTAGCCACCCGGTGAGGTCGGGCGGCGGGCCGGCCAGGTCGAGGCTGGCCCAGCCGCCAGCGGTGGTGTAGGGCACCAGCGGCCTCCCGTGTGCGCTTCGGCCCCGGCGGTTTAAGCTGAGGCATGTTCATCGAGCAGGTAGCTGGCGAGTGCCGGAGGCGGCGTCCTGGCTGCGCCGGGGTGGGCTTCTGGAAGCCGTTCTACCGGGGGTTCGTCTGCGTGACCTGCCTGGAGCTGGACCAGCGGGACGTCCGCGGGGGAGATAATCCGCCCGGGGACGGCGGCGTGGGGACCCTGTTCCGCCAGGCCGAGGACTAAACCGCGGGGGTGTCCTCCGGCTGGGGCATCTCCGAGTGGCTGACCTCGCGGATCACGCGGACCTTGCGGGCTCGCCACGCGCCGCCCGGCGGCCACTGGACCTTCTCGCCGGTGTCGGGATACTCCGGGTCGCGTTCGTGGCCCTCGATGGGCTCGACCTGGTAGACGCGGGCCGGGCCGTGCTGTGTGGCGCCCTGGGCGTAGCTCGCCGCCTGGGGCCGGTACCCGGTGTAGTAGTGCACTTGGCCGCTGAGCACCCGGCCTGGTTCGTAGGTGGCCCGGGTGCCGTGGAAGAACCGGCCGTGAGCGTCGCCGCCTATCCACCGGCCATCCGGGCCGCGGGCTTCGTCGGTCCGGGATGCCGCGGCGGCAGCGCCGGGCGCTGCGGGCTCGCCGGTCTCGGGGCTGACTGCCGTGCCGTCGGCGGTGGTAAAGAGCCAGCTGGGCGGGTTGGTTGTCCTGACGCAGGACAGGGCCGTCAGGTCGGCGGCGTCCGCCGCGGCGGCTGTCGTGCGCCGGGCGGGCTTGCGGGGGATGTGGAAGACGCCGGTGTAGTAGGCGTCCAGTCTGGCGCGGATGGGCGGGGGCAGCGCCCCGGTCGCCGAGCCCCGGTCATGGAGGTTGTACGGGTAGCCGGCGAGGTAGTCGGCGCCGAGTTCGGCGAACATCTCCGCGTTGCCCGCGTCGAGCAGCCGCTGGCCCAGGCGGCCGGGCGGGGCGCCGGCCGGTGCGTAGTGCGGGTCGGCCAGCCGGGGGTGGCGGCGGGCGGCGTCGCGGATCAGGCCGGCGATCGCGGTGAAGTCTGGCTGGCGGGAGAACCGGCCGGGGGCGCCGGTTGGTCCCCGGTCCCAGGCGTGCAGCGATTCGTGGACCGCTGTCTGGGCTGCGTCCCCGGAGTCGGCGGAGATCGTCAGGGTGCGGCTGTCCGTGTTGTAGCTGCCGATCGCGGTGACGGTGCCTTCGGGGGCCTCGGTCTGCCAGTTGTGCTGGCGGATGGAGACCTGCCGCATCGTCCCGTAGTTCTTGATGTCCTGGCGGACCGGGGCGGGGAGCCGGGCGAGCGCGGCGGCGATGTGCTGTTTCTGCGCGGCGGGCACGCCGGGTTCGATGTCGTAGTTCCCGGTCATGCTGGCGAGCAGCGCCTCGGGGGTGCCTGGCCGGGGGCCGCCGGGCGCCTGGCCGGCGGGTCCGGCGTGCAGCGCGTCTCGTATCGCGCGGAGCCGTTCCCTGGCTTCCGGGTGGCCGCCGAGATTATGGTCGACAACCCACCCGGCTTGGTCGGCTAGCAGGGTGATGAGCTGGTCGCGGCTCATCTTGGACAGGTCGGGGACCGGCGGCAGGCCGGCGCCGTCCGTGTCGGTGAACTCGCCGCCGCCGGGCTGGCCTCTGTTTTTGCGCCGGTGTTTGGCCGGGTCCCAGGCCGCGGCCTGTGCTCCGCCGCCTGCCGCGGCCGGGGCGGTGGTGATGGTGAGGTAGCCGTTGGTCCAGCCGGTCAGCGCGGCGTATGCCTTGGCGACGTCGCCGCCGGCCCGCTGGGCTACGACGTCGGCGACGTTTTGCAGCGCGGGGGTGGAACCGGTCAGCCTCTTGCCGTCGAGGGTGATCTCGCCCAGGAGGCGGGTGGCGGAGTACACGGCGAGGGTCGTCATGTCTCGCCTGCCTGGCGTTTGGCCTCGGTGTAGTTGCTCATCACGTTGCGCCATTCGGTGGTCATGCCGAGCTGGGCGAACTCGGGTTGCAGGGCCTCCAGGCCGGCCTGCCACTGTGCCCACTCGTCGGCGTCGGTTTCGGCGGCGAGCTGGGGCGGGTCGAAGTCGGCGAACGGGGTGATCGACCCGAACACGGGGCCGAAGGTGGCGTCGTTGTTGTCGATCGGGACGGGGTGGTCGCCGGCGGCGTCGTGGACGACGAGCCAGTTCCCGAGGTGCCGTTCGGAGGTTCCGGCGATCGAGTCGGCCAGGCCGATCATGCGGCCTTCGCGGGTGTCGTACAGCTGGGCGGGGTCGCGGCCGGGTTCGGGGTCGTCGCCTTCGGTCGGGTCGAGGCCGCCGGTCCATTCGATCGCGGGGATGCCGCCGGTGACGAACGGCTCGTACAGTTCGGGCCGGCCGTCGGGGCCGGTGTGCTTGATGGCGATGGGGGCGGGGATGCCGAGCGCGCGGGCGACGCGGGCGTAGGCGACTTCGTGGTTGACGTCATCGTTGGTGAAGGGGTGCAGGCGGTTGCCGCGTTTGCGGACCCACTTGGACCCGTCGGCGTAGGTGACGATGGCCGTGTCGGCGGTGTTCCCGAAGAAGCGCCGCTCGTCGGAGCCTGCCGGGAGGTCCTCGCCGGGCCTGGTGTCGTGTTCCCCGCCGGACGCCAGGGCCTTGTCCAGGGCCGCGGCGGTGGCCCTGGCGGCCGGGCCGGCGACGGCGATCGCCCTGGCGGGTTCGCTGGCCTGGGCGGCGTGGCGGTCCTCGACGCGGCCGGCGAGGTAGGTGTAGATCCCGGGGTTGGTGGCGTGGCCTGCTGCGTCGCGGAGCGCGCGGGCGGCGGCGGGCAGGTCGTGGTCGGCGTAGGCGCGGCCGGCTTGCTGGACGGCGGCGCGGGCGTCGGGGTCCTGCTCGGCCTGGTACAGGCGGTACAGGCTGTCGGTGATCAGCTGGTCGTTGTCGGGCCGGACGGTTCCGCCGGGGCCGTGGCCGAACTTCCCGTCGGGCCTGCGGGGGTGCTTGCGCTCGAAGTCGGAGTCTGCGGTCACCACGCCGGCTGCGGCGAGGGTGCCGGCCGGGGTGAACTCGCCGGTGCCGGCGCCGTCCAGGAACCGGTGCGCCCGGTTGTCCTCGCCGCCGGGCGGCGCCGCGGCGGCCGGGGTGGCTGCGGTGGCGGATGGCCGCCAGGTCCGGTCGCCGGTGGTGACGTCGCGGAGCCGGATGATGCGGACGGGACCGGTCTTGCGGACGCTGAGGTAGTTGATCTTGCCGGTTTCCGTGCTGACGACCTGGTACCGGCCGGGGGCCAGGACGGCTTCTTTCTCGTAGGCGTAGCCGGGGGCGACGCCGGAGACGTAGGCCGCCGCTGGCGAGTCGATTTCGTACAGGTCGTTGCCGAATGAGACCGCCTGCCGGGGGTCGGCCGAGGTCGATACCGGCTTGTCTATGGTCAGCATGTCGCCCGGGGTCAGGTGCTCGGCGACCTGGGCGCCGTGGCTGCCGGGCAGCACTCCGCGGTAGACCAGGCCGTCGACTTTCGGGGCGGCGTGCATGGCCTGGTCGAACGCGGTGGCGGTGGCGTCGGAGACCTGGCCGGCCTGGATACGGTGCACCATGCCGCGGGCGCTGGTCCACTGCTCGACGGCGTGCCGCTGGGCGGGTGTCATGGTCTTTTTCGCGGCCCTGGCGGCTGCCGCCAGGTGCTGCTGCTGGGCGGTGGTCAGGGATGGCTGTACTGCGCCGTTAGCGCCGGTGACACGCTCGCGGGCGGTGACGGTGCTGCCGGGGCCGCCCGTCCATTTGCCGGTGTGCGGGTCGCGCGCCTCGTCCGGGCGGAACGCCGCGGCGGGGCCGGCGGCGGGCTGCCGGAGGGCGGCGAGGGTGGCCAGGCTGCGGCCGGCGTCCTGGACCTGGCGCAGGGCGGCCGGGTCGGTGGTCTGCTCGGCGAGCTGGCGGACCTGCGCCCTGGCCTGGTCGAGGCGGGCGCCGGGGTCGTGCCAGGCCCAGGCCCTGATCCGTTCGGCCTGCGCGCCGGCCGGGGTCAGCGTGGCGCTGACGGGCGGCTGGGCGTCCTCGTCGTCGGCGTCGTCGGCGGCGGCGCCGAATTTGACCATCGTGCCGCCTTGCCGCTGGTATCCCTGCTGCCGCTGCCTAGCGACCCGGCGGGCGGCTTTGTAGGCGGCGGCGGCGCCGTGCCCGGCCGAGCTTGGGTCGCCGTAGGTGGCGATGATCTCGTCGCGGACGTCGGCGAGCACGGAGGGGTCGGCGGTGTCGGGGTCGATGCCCTGGTTGCGGAGGACCTGGCGGGCCATCGCGGTGATCTTCCCGGCGGTTCCTTCCCGGTTGATCTCGTCGGCCAGCTCGACGGTCCGCTTGTACCCGGCTGTGCCCTGCTTGCCGAGCCCGGTTTTGTGTTCGCTGCGGGCGATCGACTGGACCCATTGCTGGGCGTTGGCGGTCAGGATCGGGTAGTGGCCCCACGACCCGCTGGAGGCGAGTTTGGCGGGGGCGGCGAGCCCGTGGGCGTACTCGGGTACGGTGTCGTGCCGGGCCGCCGGGATCTGCTGGGCCTTGGCCGCCTGGGCTTTCATCTTGATGGCCCACTTGGCCAGGCCGGGGTCGCCCAGGTGCTGGATTTCGGCCAGCGCGTGCCCGGTGGTGGAGAAGTCGCGGCCGGTGAAGTCGTAGGCGGCCAGCTGGGCGTGGTCGGCTTTGAGGTCCTCGATCATGCCGCCGAGGTGCTCGGCGGCCTGCTGGTAGGGCGGGCGCTGGTCGCCGGACAGCTTGGCCCACTGCTTCTGGAGGTCGCCGATCAGCCGGGTGACAGCCCGGTCGTAAGCCGGGTTGTCGACGGTGCCGCCGCCGGTGATGCCGAGCCGGGTCATCAGGTCGTTGATCCGCCTGCGGATGAGGGGGTCTGGCTGGGTGCGGGCGGCCTGGGCGAGGTACCCGGCGTAGGCGGTGGTGTCAGCGTCCGGGCCGGTCATCGACTCCATCTCGTGGATGGCGTTGCTGAGCGTGACGTAGGCTTCCAGCGACCCGGGCTGGCCGCCGACCTTCCCGGCGTCGTCGTACAGGGTTTTCAGGTCGTCCTGGACGTCGAGGACCTGCTTCTCGGTGGGCGGGGTGCCCAGCGGCGCGACGGATAGCCGCGGGGTCATCACCTGGGCGAATCCCTGGTCCTTGGCGAATTGCTCCATGTGCTGGGTGGAGCCCAGCTCGGTGAACCCTTCCTCGATGTCGTGGCCGGTCACGGAGGTGTAAGCGTCGCCGTCGGCGGCGCTGTCGGCATGGGGCATGATCCGGAGGGCTTTGCCTGCCAGCCGGATGTCGGGCTCCAGCGAGCCGTCCCCGCCGCCGCTGCTGGTGCCGGTTTTCTCCATCAGCCCGCGGGACACGAGCGAGTCGAGTTGCGCCTTGGTGATCCACAGGTGGACCCGCTGGATCTGGCTGGGGGCGCGGGCGATCGGGTTGCCGCGGCCGGACGGGTCGTCGTGCTGATCCATCTCGTGGATGCCGCCCAGGGCGTTCTGCTCGGCGGGGGGCAGCGCGGCCCAGTCTTTCTTGTCCTGCTCGGTGCGACCGCCGGTGGTGTCGTGGATCAGCTCGTGGAGCACGACGTCGAGGTTGTCGGGTTCGGGCATTACCTTGCCGGGGTGGGCCTGGGCGTCGAGCAGGCCGTTTACGACGTCGGTGCGGAACTCGATGTGCCCGTCGGGGTAGGTGAACCCGAGGTAGTCGGGCTGGTCGGTCTTGGTGAACGTGCCGAGCCGGCCGTTCCACCGCTGGTCGCCGCCGCCGAGCAGCTCCGGGACGTCGGGTGCGGCCCTGGCGAGCAGGGCCGTGACGTCGCGGTCGCCGGGTGCCTGCTCGTCGGGCAGGTGTGTTGCCCGGTGGGCGAGGTTCTCGTACCGGTTGGCGGCCTGGCTGTCTCCCGTGGCGCGGGCGAGGTCGGCGGCCTGGCGGAGGTACCCGGCGGCCTGGGAACGCCACCGGGTGCCCTGGTGGGCGGCTTCGATGACGCGGTGCGCGTAGCTGAGCTGGTCGGCGATGGTTCCGACGTTGGTGGCGTCGGTTTCGGTGCCGATGGCTGTGAGCAGCTGGGCGGCGTGGCTGATGCCGTTGTCCTGGCCTTCTTGCTCGATCGCGTCGGCCAGGGCGAGGTAGGTGTCCCGGTCGGCGGTGCGGCCGAGGGGGCCGACGCGGCCGGCGGCCTCGCGGAGTTCGTCGGCGGCCTGGTCGTACTGGTTGTTGCCGTAGGCGGCGCCGGCCACGTTGAGGTGCTGTTTGGCTTCGGGGTCGGTTTCGGCCCGCCAGTGGCTGCTGATCTGGTCTCGGTGCTGGCCGGGGTAGCCTTCGCCGCCGCCGCCGGTGCCGAGCTTGCCGATCAGCCCGGCGATGGTGTTCATCTGGTCGTGGTCGAGGGGGCGACCGAGCTGGGCGGCGCGGTCCGCGGCGAGGCGGAGGCGGTAGGCGGCGCCGGGGTAGTCGCCGTCCGCGTAGCTCGTGGCGACCATGCCCAGGGCGGTTTTGAGGCTGTCGTCCTTCTCTGCCTTGGCCCAGGCGGTGAGCTGGTCGGCGATCATCTTGCGGTCGCCGCTGTCCAGGCCGGCGGGGATGCGGGTCTTGCGGGGCGGTCCTACGCCGTGGCCGAACCGGCCGTGGTAGCCGCGGGGGTGCTTCAGGTCGAAGTCGGAGCCGGCCGCGACAGGGGCGGCGTCATCCTGGCGGAGTGCGGCGGTGACTAGGGTGGCGGCTTCGGCGTGGCTGGCCGAGACAGTGACCGGGGCGGGTCGTTTGCGGAGTACCTTGCCGTAGTCTCCGGCGGCGATCGCCGCCATGTTCGGCAGGGCCTGGCTCGTGCCGGACCAGTAGGACGAGTGCGCGGCGCCGTGGAAGACGCCGGGGAACTCCTGGCCGGGTGTGTCGGCGGCGAACGGCTGGGCGCCGTAGTCCAGGCTGGTGGGGCTGCCGTGGAAGTCCTCGGACAGGACCGGGGCGAGGCGGGCTACGGGGTCCTGGGTGTGTGCCCCGGCCCACACGTGCCGTGGGTCCATACCCAGGTCGGTGACCGTGCGGGCGGTCGTGCCGGGGCTGCCGACGAATACCAGGTCGTCGGGGCGCATGTGGTGCAGGCGGGCGGCTTCGCCGGCGACGACGGACCCGTAGGAGTGGCCGATGACCGTCTGGTGTGCGGACGGGTTGATCTGCCGTAGGTGCTGCTCGAAGGCGGCCAGGCCGGGGGCGCCGCCGAGGGCGTCGGTCTTGGACAGTGCGTCGTGCAAGCTGCCGGGCCGGTGGTAGCCCTGCCAGAGGATGACGGCCGAGTCGCCCTTGTGTTCGGCGTCGGCGGCGCGCCTGGTGGCCAGCGCGCGGCGGGCCTCGCCGGGCAGGCCCTTGTCGTCGCCGACGCCGGGCACGTAGGTGACCACGTGGCGGGCGGTGGCCGGGTCGCCGAACGCGATGATGGCGTGGCCGGGCTGGTCGGCGGCGTCGATGCGGTGGGCGCCGGGCAGGCGGAGGGCCTCTTTGAGGCCGGTGCTGGTCCACCGGCCGGCGGTGTCGCGGGCCTCGCGGGGGTCGAACGCCGGCCGGGAGCGGGCGAAGACGTAGCGGACCGTCCAGGCCCCGCCTGGGGTGTCGGCCGCCGCGTGGGCGGCTTCACCTTTTGGGCGGACCACCACCTCGCGGATCGCCGCGCCGCCGCCCGGCCAGTCGCGGAGCCTGCCGATTTCGTCCTGGGCGGAGGCCAGGGTGCCGTGGTCGGGCTGGTGCCAGTCCGGCAGGTCGTGTCCGGGGTTGAGGGTGACGTCGATGCGGACCGCGGTGGCCGTGGTGGTGTCCGGCCCGGCGTGCTCGTCGCTGCCGCCTTGCTCCTGGAGCCGTTTGAGGGCGTCGCGGCGGGCCTTGTCGGCCTGGGTGCGCCACTGGCCGGGTCCCTTGAACGGGACCGGCTTGCCCTGCTCGTCGTCCTTGGCGGCGGCGGCCGGGGCGAGCCCGGCCTGCTCGGCGACGTGCGGTGGCCAGTAGCCGTTGCCGTCGGCGAAGTTGTACGCGCCGCCGATGGCGTGGGTGAACGCGCCGATGGTCTCGACGTCGTGCAGGTTGTCGACCACGAGGGTGGGGTCGATGTCGATGCGGCCCTGGTCGTCGTCGTGGAACACGCCGAGGTATGCCTGCCGGGCGGCGAGCTGGTCGGCGAACCGCCGCCGGGCTTCGTCCATCGCGGCCTTGAACTGGGCCTCGGACGCCTTCTCCGGGACCGACACCGGGTCCAGGTCGACCGGTTTGACGGTGAGCGCGTACCGCGCGGCGGCGGTCTGGAGGGGCTCGCCGGTGTGCGCGTCGATGGTGGCGCCGCCCCAGGGCTTCTGCACCTCGGCCCACGCGTCGTTCTTGATCGTGTCCCATTTGGCGTCCAGGCCGGCGGGTGCGGCGGACTCGGCGCGGAACCGGGCGAGCTTCTCGCGGCCTTCGGCGGCGAGCCGCTGGAACTCCGCCATCGACACGGGCCGGGAGTCGCCGCGGGCGCCTTCGGCGGCGGTGATGGGCTCAAAGGTGCCGTCGGCGCGGATGGCGCCGAGCCGGTCGACGGCGGATAGCTTCCCGTGGCCCTTGCGGGTCAGGGTGCGGGCCGTGCTGCCGCCTTCTCCGGTCCACTGGCCGGTGTGCGGGTCGCGTCGCTCGCCGGGGTCGAACCCGGCGGCCACGCCCGGGCCGATGGTGAGGTCGGGCGGCGGGGTCAGGTTGTGCGGCCAGCCGGGCTCGGCGGGCTGCCCGCCTTCCTCGGGCCAGGACGCGACGACGGTGCCGCGGCAGCGGAGCCCGCCGAGGCAGTGGATGTAGGCGCCGTTGGCGTAGGACGCTCGCGCATCCGCGAGGCTGGCGAACTGGTGGCCGTCGACGTCGTGGCAGGGCTGGCAGCAGTTCGGGTCGTCGGCCAGCTCGGTGGCGGTGTAGGTGGCGCCGGGGCCGGCGTCGAGCACGGCGAAGCGGGCCTCGTTGGCGGCGGAGTGCATCGCGGCCGTCAGCTGGTCGGCCAGCGGCTTGGGTGACAGGCCGGCCAGGACAGCGGTGACTTCGCGGGCGGCGTCGGTGCCTGCCGTGGCGGTGACGACCTGGAGGGCACGGCGGGACGCGGCGGTGGCCAGCGTCTGGCCGGCCATCAAGGCCCGGGCCGTGGCGAGCTGCCGGAGCCGGGGGTGGTTGATGGCGACGTCGGCCAGGTTGATGGTGACGCCCTGCCCGGCCGCTTCGGCGACCATCCGGCCGGCGGCGCGGGCGGCGACTGCGGCCATCGCCCGGTACAGCACGTCGGCGGCGTCGCCGGACGGGGCCTGGAGGGCGGCGAGCTGGTGCAGCTGCCCGTCATCGACGGCGGCGGCTACCTGGTCGGCGAGGTCGGCGCGCTGCGCGCGGAGCACGGACCCCCACTGGCCGAGTACCCGGCTGGTGGCGGTTTCCAGGTCGGCGCGCATGGCTTCGGGGTCGAGCCCGGCGGCGGCCTCCAGCTCCGTCAGAGGGCGTCGCAGGCCGCCGCCGGCGCTTGCTTCCACGCCGGCGGCTGCTGTCGGTCCGCCGGCAGAGCGGGCCGGGCCGGTGGCGGGCTGCCCGCCGCGGCGGCCGGGCGGGCCGGTGAGCGGCCGGGGCGCGCCGGGCTGCGGGCCGGGCGCGGCCGGATTCGGGCTGGACGGCGCGGCCGGGTTCGGCGGGCCGCCGGGCGCCCCGGGGGCCTTGGGCGGTGCCGGGGGGGTCCGCGGGGTGGTCCGGGCGGGGAAGTCCCACGCCTGCCGGATGAACGCTTCCAGGCCGTCGTCGGGCTGGACGGCGCCGCACATGACGAGCTGCTGGATCGCGGTGGCGGTGATCTCGTGCCGGTCGCCGACGTCGGTCGCGACGATCCGCGGGCACGGCTCGTCTTCGCCGAAGTTGATGTCGGTCAGCGCCCGGGCGATGCCCGGCATGGCGGGCACGCCGTACGAGATGGTGTCGGCGATCGCGTCAGCGGCTGCCTGGAGCGACAGCAGGAACATGTCCAGGAACGTGTCGCCGAGGGCGCGGGCGCCGCCGGAGGACAGGCCGAGTTCCAGGAAGACGGCCAGCGCCGCGGAGGCGATCTGCTGGTCGCAGTAGTTCAGGAACCCGAGCGCGTCGGGCACGGAGCCGGTCATCCCGGCGATCTCGACGCTGAACCCGTCGGGCAGGCCGACGCCGGCGGTGTCCCCGGCCCGCATCCCCGAGGCGAGCTGCTGCGCCTGGGAGACCTGGCCGGGGGTGCCGCCGGGGGGCGCCTTGACGACCGGCATTCCCATTCCCCACCGGCGGATGCTGGTGGCATGAACGCGCATTGTCTCGTGCTTGAGAACCCACGGGGTATAGGCCGCGCGGAGCATTGACACGCCCGCCCAGTTCGCGCCTTCGCGCTCATTCACGTACCACAAAAGGCGGTTAGCGGTAAGCGGGTTCAGCTGGGTGTTCTGCGTAACCGACTTGATCTGCCCGTTGTCGGCCAGGTCGATCAGCGCGATGGTGTGCGGCAGCCGCTCGTCCAGGCCGGCCAGATGGGTCAGGCCGTCCTTGGACTTGGCGTTGTACCAGCGCTCGAAGGGGAAAAACCCGTAGATGTAGTGCAGCAGCGCCAGCCGCAGGTGCTCGCCCCAGTGGAACCCGGGCACGGTGGCCATCGCGGGCGGCGGCCCCTTCTGGCCGAGCACGGGCAGGCCCAGGTCCGCGGCTACCAGGTCGACCGCCTTAGCCTTGGTGACGCCTTCCGGGTCGACCGCCCAGTTTGTGCGGAGAATGGGCATGAAGAATGCGCTGAGAACGGCTGCTATTTTGCTGTCCCGGCGCATTCTCCCGTATGTCCGGATTGATTCCGGCCACGTCAGATCCGGAACTGTCTCGGCCCATTCGGTGAGCAATCCCCCTTGCCCGGGGAGCCCCCAGACCACATCGGGGCGGCCGACGGGGGTGGTCGGCACGCCGTTCATCCGCGTTCGGGCCGGCATGACCGCCTCCTTCCGCTACGATGCCGCCGTGGATAAGGGATGGGTCCTGGACCGGGACGCCGGGGTGTGGCAGCTGCTGGGCTCACGCGGCGAGATCATCTGGCAGGTCCGGGCGGCCTGCGTCGAGCAGGGCGCCGGCGGGGTCAACGCGCACGGGGCGCGGCGGCCCCGGTTCTGGCCGCCGCTGCGGCCCGGCCGGCCGTACGTGCACTGCGTGCTGACCGGCGGGCCGTTCGGGGAGCTGCACGAGTACTACGACCCGGACGAGTATCCGGGTCCGCCGGAGCTGGTGGTGCTCGACTTCGAGCAGGCGCTGCCGGGGATGCCAGACGGTCCGCGGCCCGCGGCGGCGGTCGCGGCCCGGGCGGAGTGGCGGCGGCAGATCCAGGGGTGCGGCCACGGCGACGACTGCCCGTACCCGTACGCGCTGAACCGCGGCTGGAGTTTCAGCGGGGCCGGGCCGTGAGCCGGTGGTGGCGGATGCGGCTGATCGAGCTGGCCATCCTGGTGGTCGCCGCGGTACTGTTCGCGGCGGCGCTGGCCGTGCTCCAGCTGATTGTCTACGGCCAGGTGAGGGCCTGGTGACCGATTCGCTGTTCATGCTGGCCGCCGGGTTCGCAGCCGGGGCGCTGGTCTGCTTGCCGCTGCTGATCGTGGTGCTGGCCGCGGAGCTGCTCAGGCGGTCGCGGCGGTGAGCTACGGCGACCGGTGGTGGGGCGACACGGTGGGCCAGGTGGTCATCGTCACCGCGGCGACCGTGGTTATCGGGCTGATCCTGCTGGCCCTGGCGCTGCTGGACGGCGGCGGGAGGTGCTATCGCGGGAAACGGCGGACGGCCGGGCCGGGGCCGGGTTACGCTGCGGGCGGCGCGGGCCGAGGGTGCCCGCCCGGAGGGGTGGCCGTGATGGCTGATTTCACCAGGGTGCGGACGTCCGGGCCGGTGGGCAGGGACTTCAACACGCCGGCGCCGGGGGTCCGGCCGCGGGACATCGAGGCGGGCGAGCGGTTCTGGGTCGAGGCCGGGACGCTGGAGCTGACCACGGGGCACGTTCCGGTGTACGAGCAGCCGCACGGGCCGGTGGTGTTCGGGATTCCGGTCGGCGCGCTGGAGCACGACCCCGAGCCCGAGCCCGAGGGTGGCTGAGGCGCGGCACGCGTTCACGGACCCGATCGGCGGGGACGAGTGCGAGCTGGTCATCCCGCCGGGCGGTGCCGTCTACCCGGGGCCGGGTCAGGCCGCGATCGGCGTGGCCCACCCGGGCTGTGACGGGGTGGGCGACCTCGCGGTCGAGCTGGACGCGTGGCAGTGCCGGGGCTGCGGGCGGATCGGCCGGGTGTCGGGGGCGTGGTGCGTCGACATGATCAGGGCGGCTCGCGCGTTACCCGGGAGGGTTGCGGGAGTCGGTGCGGCGGGCGTGCTGGTACATGGCGAACGGTGACCAGGCCGCCCCGGCGGCGCAGACGCCCATGACGGGCCACAGGTGGTGGGTGCCGGCGAGGGTCGCGGCGACGACGAACGCCCACATCGCGAACATCAGGCCGAGGAACCCGGCCAGCCCGCGGAGCGGCTCGGGTTCGGGACCGGTCGGCGGCGGTTTCATGTCCCGGGCATGTCGAGGACCTGGCCGGGTTCCTGGCCGGGCAGCAGGTAGAACCCGCCGCGGCCCTCATCGAGGCGGATCACCTGCCTGTCGTCGGCCATCTTCGTGAGCAGGGCGGTCAGCTGGCTGGAGCTGTACCCGGTGGCGGCGCGGATCTCTGCGAACGCGCCGCCGCCGTCGGCGGCGAGGAACAGGGTGATCTTCTCCCGGTCGGCCTGGTCTGCCGGCGGGAACGGGCCGGCGCCGGGCAGCGCGTAGCAGGCGTACCGGACGGTGACGAGGTGTCCGGCCTCGATCAGGTCGCCGATGTGCTGGGCGGCGGCGGGCCGGCTCATGTCCAGTGCGGAGGCGGCTTCGGCGGTGGTGAAGGTCCGGCCGGCGGCGTGCTGGGTGGCCCAGGCGTGGATTCGGGACGGGCCGGGTCGTCCCAGCGGCGGCCGGACGAGGCCGCGGCGGGCCGCCCGGCCGGGCTTGCGGTGCCGGCAGGGGCGGGTGCCTCCGCCGCGCAGGGTGCTGGTCCGGATGACCCGCTGGGCCTGGCATTCCGGGCAGCGGCACCGGGCCGCGGGCTGGCCGCTCTGGCGCAGCCCGGTGCGGATTACTTCCCAGCCGGTGATCACGGCGCCTTCGCGGATCTCGGTGACGATCGGGGTCATTCCCACCGGCCTCTCGCCTGCTTGATGATGGCGAGTGTCTCTTCGACGTCGGCGGCGGCGCCTACCAGGTCCTCGTGCAGGAACCGGTAACTGGTGACGGCTTTCTCGTCGGTGACGTACTCGGTCCCGGACGGGCTGGTGAGCAGGACGGTATCGGCGGATTCGTCGTCGTAGCCGTGCAGGGCGAACGGGGCACTGGTGGGGCCGTCTGCCTCCAGCGGCAGGACGTGGATCTCCACGCCGCCGAGGCGGGCCATCTCTTCGAGCCGGCCGAGCTGGCCTTCCATGACCGAGGTGGCGCCGCGGCGGCGGGTCAGCACGGCTTCGTCCAGGACGCAGGTCACGGGCAGCCGGGGCAGCGGGTCGCCGTCGTTGTCCGCGGCCCGGTCGCCGCGGAGCCGGGCTTGCAGGTCGCGGTCGGCGGTGATCTCCGCCTTGATCTCGGACGGGGTGTAGCGGCGGATGCGGCGCATCGCCCGGATCAGGGCTCGGGCGTACAGCTCGGTGCGGAACGCAGAGGGGAACACGTCGGGCGCCCAGATGAGCAGCTCGGCGATGCGGGGGTCCTGGCCCGGGCCGGTCATGTCCAGGCCGTCGGCGGCGGCTTCGCGCAGCCCGCGGAGCCGGTCGGCGTCCTCGGGCGGTATCCGGTAGAGGACGATGAGCTTGTCCAGGTCGGCCGCGCGGATCAGCCGGGTGGTGGCTGTCTCGCCGCGGGAGACCTTGGACGGGGACCATCTGAGGCGGCCGGCGACGGCATCGCCGGTCAGGCCGCGGCGGTCGCGCCAGCCGCGCAGCTCGGCGCCGAGCAGGCGGGCGGACGAGTTTTCGGCGGCCATTACGGTCTGTGACCTTCTGTGCGCGGTAGGGTCGCAGTTACCGTAATCCACTGGGCCGGGCGATGCAAGTTTCACCGCTCGCTGGCGTGTCACCGCGCCGCTGCCGGCCCCGGGCCTGGGTTTACCCTGCATCCGCGCCTGGTCCCGGGCTGTTATCGCGAACCGACGGCTGTCACGGAGGGTGACGTGTTGACCGCCGCGGGTTGGCGCTGTTACGGTGCCGGTGTCCGGCCCCGGCCTCCGGCGGCCAGGGCCGGACAGGCCAGATGGGAGGACGGGCGATGCACGAGTACGACGCGGAGTTCACGCACCTATACGGCTGACCCGGCAGGTCGGCCCGGAGGAACCGTGCGGCGGCGGGCTGGCTTTCCTGCCGGCCCGCCGCCGGCCCGGCTCGCGAAACCCCGCGGTTGTCACGCCTGCCGTCCCCGCGCCGTAGTACGGTTTACGGCAGTCCCACAACATCTCGGGGGGGTTGACGGGAGCGTGACGCCCGTGAACCTGAGCGCTGAGCTTGCCAAGGCCGACGTGAGCCCGGAGTTCCTCATGGTCGAGGGAGCCGCGGTCACCCGGATCGGCGCGCGGAGCCCGTGCCCGGCCGGCCGCCAGTGCGGCTACCGGGCCGTCGTGCTGCGCACCGGTACCGGCTGCGAGTACCGGGGGTTCGTGTGCGGCGGCTCGGACCAGGCCGGGCCGTGCCGGCCCCGCGGCGGGCGGTTGCCGGCCTGGCTCGCGTGGCGCCGCCCGGCCCCTGGCGGTAACGGGCCGTAAGCGGTACGCTACCTGGTGGCGCCGCTCGCCTCTGGCTCCTACGGGCACGTCCCGAGACCGAGGCCCGGAACTTCGAGATAGCATCTTCCGCCGGGCCGGGCCGGGCCTGCGGTGCAGGCCGGTCAGGCTTCCTTCGGGATCTTGTCCGCGGTGCCCGCGGCGAGCGCCTCGTCGTAGCCGCGCTGGGCGATCGCCCGCTGCCCCTTGGTGCCGTGCGGGGTCCCGCCGAGCAGGCCGCCGTGGCCGAACAACCACATGATGACATGGCAGGAATAGTGACACCCGTCGCAGAGAGATACCAGGTTGTCACGTTCCGTCTTACCACCGCATGCTTGCGGCAAGACGTGATGCCAAACGAACCGGAGAGGCTGCGGCCGGTGGGTCCCGTAGGCTTCGCACGTCGTTGCCTTGCCCACGCCGGGCAGCTCGACCTGAGCGGTCATCCTAGTTCCTCCGGATAGAGCAGATGGCGCCAGCCGCGGCCGTCAATGACGCGCTGGATTGCCGACCGGGCCACGTCGTATTCACGCGCTAGCGCCGAGACTGTCTCGGTGGCCGCGCGGCGCCTGATGTCTCTCACCGCGTCGTCGGTGAGCTTGGCCCGGTAGTTGCGCTCGCCGCCGCCGTCGTATTGCTTGTGGCAGGCGCGGCACAGCTCCCGGTAGTCTTCGCGGCTACGTGATGGCGGGTGGTCGTGGATCAGGGCGTAGTCGGTCCGGGCCTCGTTGCGGCATTCCTCGCAGATCCCGGTCTTGGGATAGTGGCGGCGCAGGTACGCGTGCCGCGCGTAGTAGCCGACGTCATCGCCTTTCCAGCCGGCCGAGTGCCCGTGGATGTACCGGAACGGCTGGCCCTTGACGATGCCGCGGCCGTGGTAGTTGCGGGGGGCGATCGGCGCGGGCTGGCCGCAGCCGCACTGGCATAGGCCAGGCGTAGCATCGGGCAAGTCGGGACCTCAAGTCGTCGGTAGGTTCCGTCCGGTCCCCGGCCTGTTACAGCAGGTGCGGGGACGCTTTTGCCCAGTCTATCGAACAGGTTTACGGACTGTCGGGCTGTAGCTCGCCGAGGTACGACGTCCGACGTTCCTCATCAGTGGCTAGTTCGGCCACGAGGTAGGGGTCCCAGCCTGGTTTGTGGACCGGCGCGTAGGGGCGGTGGCCGCCGATCTGGAAGAACTCGGCGGCCTCGTGCTGCTCGACGTCGAGGAACCGGCGGAACAGCCACATCTGCCAGGAACGCCGGTTGTAGGACGCGGCGGGCACCGGGAAGTAGTGGTTGACCCGCATGGCCTGGTCCGGGTTGTAGGTGTCGGGGCCGTGCCGCTGGATGACCAGGGTCAGCCCGCCGCAGCCCGGGTCGCGTTCCATGTCCGACAGCCAGATCCGCCAGTCCGGCTTGTACCCGAGCGCGTCGACCAGGCTGGCCAGGTCGGCCGGGTACGGGGCGTGCTGCTGCATCCTGGTCACTGCCCGGGCTGGCCGTCCTGCTGGGTGAGGGCGGGGCCGGCGTCCTGCGGGTCGCCGGGCGGCTGGGCGTCAGGCGGGGCCGTGCCGGGCTGTCCCTGCGCGGCGGTCGCCGAGCCCAGGCCGCCGCCGACCGGGCCGGGTGCGGCGTCCGGGACGGTGAACCGCTCGGTTGCGGCGGCGCCGGGGTTGACGGTGACGTTGACCGGCGCGGCGTCGGTGATCGGGGTGGCGGCGTCCGGGCCGAGCAGCGGGTTGCCGGACGCGTCGGTGGCGTGCACGGTCAGGGTCGCGGTGCCGGCGCCGGCCGGGGTCAGCGGGAACTCGATGGTGGCCGCGCCGCTGGCCGTGTCGGTGCCGGCCTGGGCGGGGCCGACGGCCAGCACGGCGGGGTCGGACGAGGTGGCGGTGGCCTGGGTGCCGGACGGCGGGTTCACCGGTTCGCCTTCCCGGTCGGCGAACTCCAGGACGGCCTTGGCGCCTGCCGAGTCGATGGTCAGCGGCATGGGATCTCCTTCGACGGTGAGGGTCAGGTGTGCGGCCGGGCCGGGTGGGGTGAGCCAGGCGAGGAACCGGTCCGCGTCGGCGATCAGGGTCTCGGGCGGCCAGCCCTGCCCCTGGTGGAAGATCGCGGCGGCGAGCAGCGCTACGAGCGGCCTGGCGGTTGCGTCGTCCACGCGGTCTCCACAGGTTCTTCACAGCCTGTGCATGACGCCTCCACAGGCGGGGCATGAGATGGTCAGCCAGGCCCGGTTGCGCGTGGCGCTGAGGGAAGCGGCGGCGCGCGTTGCGGTCCCGTCCATGCCGCGCGCCGCCGGGGGGCCTGCCGGCGTGCGCCGGGCCTGGCCCCGCCGGGCTTACCCGGGCCGGGTGCCCTCGGGAACGGCGGCCATCGCCCGGATGACGGCGAGCTGCTCCGGGGTGCGGCCGTACGGGTAGGGCTTGTCGCAGCGCAGGCAGTGGCCCCACGTGCCGTGCGCCGGGGCGGGCTCGGCGCAGCCGCACTGGCGGTGGGCGGAGGCGGCGGACGAGCAGTCGCGGTGGTAGAGGCCCGGTTCGCCTTGCCACCAGCGGGTGCGGGGGCCGTCCCAGGAAAACGAGTGGTTCACCTCGTCGCGTTTGCGGGACCGGCCGCCGCACCAGGCGCAGCGGGTCAGCAGCCGCCGCCGCCAGGTGGTGAACGGCTCGATCTTGACGTGCCAGTGGTGGACATGCCACCTCCAGCCCTTGGAGTACCGCCACTGGCCGCGGGAGTCGCGGTAGCGGCGCTGGCAGACCGAGAGGGCGTCGGCGCCGCCGGGCTCGGAGTGCCAGATGGTGACCAGGGGCGGCCAGTACCAGTCGCGGCCGGCGAGCCGCCAGAACCGCCGGTAGGAGCGGGGTTTCCACCAGGGGAACGGGCCGGGCCGGTGGGGCGGGTCGTTGTCCCGGCAGTAGCTGGTGCAGGTGTGGTGGTGGCGGATCTGCCAGCGCACGCCGTCGCCGCTGCTGCCGGTGGCGGGCAGGGAGCTGCGCTGCGGCCAGGGCCGGACGATGGTGTGGGCCACCACGAGGGGGTCGTGCACGGGGAGCCCCTTCTCTTTCAGCGGTTCGGCGGCGGGGGGGACACGGCGGCCGTTACGATCCCGGGCCAGGGAGGGGACGAGCGTGAACCGTGTCTGCGTGTGCCGGGATCGCCGGGCGGGTCACCTGCATTACCGGTCGCCGGGGGGCCGGCCGCCGACTGAGTGCTCGGCGCCGGGGTGCCCGTGCCTGCGGTTCCGGTGGCGGTGGTGGCCGAAGAACTGGATCTGGGCGTGGTCGTCGTAGCCCGGCCTTGCAGGGGCAGGCCGGAAATGTTCTCCCGTCACCGGGAATTAAATCCGCGGTGGTTTGTTATACCTAGTGAACGGCCGGGGAACAACCCGGAACCGGGATCAGCCGCAGCGGGACACCACCGCTGAAGGAACCCCCCGGCCCCGGCCGTCACAACTCAACAGAGGACCAGAGCGGGGCACCGGACTACGGAGGTGCCCCGGCCCGCAGAGTAGCGCTATGAAACAGCCCTGACGGCTAACGACCACGACCCAGACGCCACGACCCCAACATGGACTTGGGAGCAACGACAGGCGGAGGGCGATCCCTGAACGAAGGCTTGCGGAGCGTGAACGGTGAAAGCGAAACCGGGAGCGAACGTTGCGAACGGGACGACGATAGGTGAGAGCATCCGGTGAGTGGCCACGACCCGGGGAGGGTAGCTGACAATAATCCCGGCCGGTGCCCCGCTCTGGTCCTCTGACTGACACAGACCTGGGGCCGGCGTTCAGGACGCGCGGCCGGGAGGGGACCACGGGACGTCGTGGCCTCAGCCTCTCGCCGGTCCCTACAACTTCAGATCGTCCAGGCCGGCAGCCGGCTGCGGGGATTAGCTACCGCGGCCTACCGGTGAAGAGTGACCAGGCGCGAGCCCGGTCCGCTGATGTCCTGGCGCCGTGGACACCGGGCGCGTACGGTGACGGCCCGGCCGGGGAGGACTAGCTACCCTCCCCGCGCCGGGGTTTTTACGTTGCGTTTTTTCGTAAAATCCCGGTCAGCCCAGCGGCAGTTTCATGATGTCGACGTGGTGGTCGCCGTTCCCGGTGCCGGCGGCGTAGGCGCTGGCGATGCGCTCCAGGTCAGGGCCGACCGGGGCGGGCCGCGACGGCGGCGGGGGCGGCGTCCAGTGCGCGGCGGCGATCCGGGCGGCGTACGAGAAGCAGTCGACCTGATCGTCATGGGCGCCGCGCGGGAACGACGCCAGCTCGTCTTCCCACTCGCTGAGCCAGGGCGCGGCTGCGGGGAACCAGCATTTGCCGGAGTGGAGCCGGCCGGCCGCGGGGATGGCCCGGGTCACCTTGTCGGTGTCCGCCTGGACTTCGGCTACCGGGACGCCGTTGGTCCGCGCGTCGATGACCAGGGTCTTGGAGTAGAACGAGTGCTCGACGTACAGGACGTCGTAGTGCCAGCGGTCCCGGAGCGGCTTGGCCATGTCGAAGTGGTTGGCCATCTCGATCTGGCCCCTGGCCCGGTCGAGCAGGATCAGGTCGCCTTCCCGGTCGATGCACCACACCGAGACCACCGTGTAGTCCGCGGAGGTCTTCTCCGATGCGGCGACGTCGCAGGTCGCGAAGCGCCACACGCCGGGGTCGGTGAGGTCGACGCGGCGGCGGCCTTCCAGCTCGATCCACGCGCCGGTCATGTGGGGCCGGCCGAGGATGAGCGCCGGGTCGGGCTGCCCGGTGACGGTCCGCCAGTAGCGGAACGCCTGGCGGCGGAAGAAGTTGCCGACGGCCGCGGTGGGCTGCTGGTCGAAGATCGAGGACCAGACGTAGGGGGTGGTCGTGGCCCGGCGGTGGGTGAAGTAGCCGGGCGGGCGGTCCCGGACCGAGGGCATCTCGGCGCCTTCGGGGCGGCCGAGCGGGTCGCCTTTGCCGTGGCTGATGGCGGGGATCTTCAGGATGCGCCACTGCATCGGGGAGGGCCGGGCCAGGATGGCGCCGGCCAGGTCCATCTCGTGCCAGCGAGTCATCATCAGGATCGCCACGCCGTTAGACGCGAGTCTCGTGAGTGCTACGTTTTCCCACCAGTCCCAGGCGCGGGACCTGATGATCTCCGATTCGGCTTCCTCGCGGCCTTTCACTGGGTCATCAATAATAAGCAGGGGTAACACGTCGACGGGACGGCCAGTCAAGGCACCGCCAACGCCGACGCAGTAGACACCACCTCCCTCGCGGGTGTCCCACCGGCCGGCGGCCGAGCTGTCGGCCATCAGCTGGACGTCGAGCACGGCCGGGTCCGCGCTCCGGATGTCCCGGAGGATCTGCCGGCCCCACCTGACCGCGGATTCCTGCTCGTAACTGACGATCGCTATGCGCAGCGACGGGTCGTGGGCCAGCAGCCAGAGCGGGAAACGGCGGGAGACCCGCTGGCTCTTTCCTTCCTGGGGGCTCATGAAGATCATCAGGCCGCCGGCGTCGACCTGGTGGTCGGCTGTCTTGACCAGTTCCCGGTCGATCACCTGGAGCGCGAGGGAGTCGCGGGTGGTGTGGTCGAGGGCGCGGGCCAGGGCGCCGGGGGTGGGCCATGTGCGCGGGTGGGGCTGGCATGCCTCGCTGGTGTGCCGCCGCCAGTCGGTCGGGGCGAACGCGGTCACTGTCCCTCTTGTGTTCTAGTACCTACGCCGTCACGGCGTCGTCTCCGTAGTCCGGCGCTGGTCCTTAGCCATCAAGGCCGCCTCAAACAGGTGCAGGACCAGCCGCCCCGACTCGGTGATGGCAGTGCCCCGGTACATCGTGTCCTCGGGCACCTCGTCCCCGGTGCCGAACAGGCGCAGCTTCGCGGCGGCGGAGCTGCCGGCGCCGGCGAGCGCCCAGAAGTGAAACGCGCCGTCGCGGATGGCCGTGTGCACGATCGGGCCGGCCAGGGTGATCTCGTGCCACTGGTCGTCGTCCGGGACCTCGTAGCGGAAGACTTTCATGGCGGCCTCCGGCCGGGGGTGTGGGGCGGGTTGGCCGGGCCTTCCGTGTGTTCACAGGCCGATGCGGACCCGGCCGGAGGGGAGCACGACCTGCTCGACGCCGGCGGTGATCCGCGCGAACGCGAAGTAGTCCCCGGCCGGGTAGGAGACGGCGCCGTTGCCGCCGGGTCCGACGAGCAGGGCGACCTTGCCGGAGATCCACGACGCGGCGCTGTAGTCGGTGTCGGCGGGCTCGGTTCCGTTGTCGGCGATCAGCGCGGCCTCGGGCGGGTACTGGGTGACGTCGCCGATCTCGGGCGGCGGGTCGATCTCGATGTACATGTAGGTCCGGGAGGTTGCCAGTATCCGCACCGCGGCCGTCCCGTCAGCCGAGCGGGGGCAGCTGGAGCGGGAGCCTGCGGCCGAGCAGCTCGGCGTCGCGGGCCTGCGCGGCGGCGGCGTCGCGGGCGGTGCGGGCGGCGGCGGCGGCGTCGCGTCGCGGTGCGGCGTCGCGGGCGCGGGCGGCCTTGTGCTTCATCCTGCGGCGCTGCGGGCCGGTGAGCGGCCGGGTTCCGGGGCCGGCCTGGCGGGCGTACCGGGCGCGGCGGTCATCGTCGGTGAGCATCGCGGTCACCAGTAGCGGCGGCGGCCGTACCAGCGGCCGGAGTAGGACGGCACGAACGACAGGGCGACCAGGATCAGGCCGATGACGATCAGGATGACGCCGATCGTCCACAGCACGGCCAGCGGGAGGACGACGGCCAGGATGATGCAGATGATCCCGATGACGATGAGAGCCACGGCGGCCTCCTGACCTGGGACTTATTAAATTTATTAGCGCGGGGGCGGCCGGGCCTGCCGGAGGTGCCAGGCCCGGGCGCCCCCGCGTGTTCCCGCCGCGAACGGGGGGTCTTAGGTGTAGCCGAGCTGGTGCACGGCCCGGTCGGCGGAGTCTTTGTAGGTCAGGCCGGTGAGCTGCCGTGCCAGGCAGACCTTGGCTTCGGCGAGGTCGGCCGGCCAGCCCTGGGCGCGCATGACGGCGTAGGCCAGGGACGGGGCGCGGGACAAGCCGGCGGCGCAGTAGATCAGGGTCTTGAACCGGGGCAGGGCGGTCGCGTCGAGGATGAACTCGACGGCGGGCCGGAACCATTCCGGGGGCTTGTCGTCCACCAGGTCGTCTGCGGTGCCGTGGTGCAGGTAGGCCAGGCCGGCGGCGGTCATGAGGGTGGTGTCGTCGGCTTCGGCGCGGACGTCGACGCAGTGGGTGATCCCGGCTGCGGGCAGCAGGCGGATGTCAGCGGCCCCGTCCAGGGCGGCGCCGACGGCGAGCCTGGTGGTGACCCAGGAGAGGTCGGCTATGGCGCGGTCCAGGTGTCCGGGCTCGTGTCCATCGGTTCCTCCTGTTCCGGCGGCGCCGGCGGTTCAGCCAGTCCGTGACCCACTGGGCTAGTGCTAGCACGCGGCGTGTCTCCCTTGCTGGCTGTCGGGCGGACCCTGAGCCCGTAGGGGCACGGGACGCCGGGCACGCGGCCGGTGCAGCGCAGCCCGCAGCACCACCGGCCGTCGGCGGCGTTGAACGGGCCGAGCGGGACCATCGCGAAGCCGTCGTTCATGTTTTCCGGTCCGGTTTGAGGTGAGGTGATTGGCCGGACCGCCGTGGCGCGTAGGAGGTCCTACTCGCTGTTCGGCGGTCCGGCCGCCCACCGGCTGACCGCTGTCCGCGCACTCCAGCGGCTGGCCGGGTTTCTTGCCGCCCACCTGGCCGCGGGTTCGCGTGCCGCCCAGGCGCCGCCGGCTGGCGGCCCGGCGGCCCAGGCGGTTTCGGGTGGGCGGGCTGTCACGCCGGTGAGCAGCGAGACGGTTGACGTCGCCCGTGCCACGGGTGGCGGGGCGGTGCCGGTTCCGAGCGCGGCCAGTGCGTGCGCCCTGGCGGCCAGCGTCAGCGCGGCCGTCAGCGCGGCGCCTTGGCTGCTGGCCGGCCCGGCGGTGACGGCGTAGGCGCCCTGTCCTGTCGCCGGGAGGGCTGCGCCGGCACCGGCCGCCGTGAGCGGGTGAAGCGCGACGGCGGCGAGCAGACCGGGGACCGGCGCGGTGCCGGTTCCGGTGGCTGGGCGGGCGGTGAACGCGCCCGCGGTAGTCGGGGCGGGTGGCTGGCCGGTTCCGGCTGCGGCGCCGGGGTGGACGGCCGCGGTCGTGGCGGGTGCTGGTCCGGGCGCCTGCCCGGCCGCGGTGGCGGGTCCTGGGTGGACGGTGGCCTGCGGGACGGTGGACACCTGCGGGCCGGGTGCCTGCCCGGTTCCGGTGGCGGCCGGTGCGACGGGCGCCAGGGCCGCGGCCGGGCGCGGCGCCTGCCCCGCCGAGCTTGCGGGTCCGGCCTGGACGGCGGCGCCGCTGGCCGGGGTTGCGGCCGTGCCGGCGCCGGCTGCGGGTCCGGGCTGGACGGTGATGGCGGGCTGGGCCGCGGATGCCGGTGCCTGGCCGGCGCCCTGGGCGGCCTGCGGCTGGCCGAGGCCGATGCCCTGCGCGAGGATCTGCGGTGGCGGCGCGGTCCCGGTCCCGGCCGCGGGGCCTGGGCTGGGCTGCCCGGCACCGGCTGGGGCCGGTGCAGATGCCTGGCCGGTGCCGGCTGCCAGCCCTGCGCTGACAGTCTTGGTGGCGCCCGGCTGCGGCCCCGGGGCTGTCCCGGTTCCGGCGGCCTGGCCGGCGAGCGCTCCGGCGCCTGCCTGCGGGGCCGGGGCCTGGCCCTGCCCGGCTGCTGGGCCGGCGGGGACAGCGGGCGACGGGGCCGGTCCTGGTGCGGTCCCGGCGCCCGCTGCCTGGCCTGCGGTGCCGGTGCCGTTGCCGATCGCGGCGATCGCGGGCTGGGGTGCCTGGCCGGCTCCGGGTGCCTGGCCGGCTCCGGCCGGGACGGCGATGCCGATTGCGGGGCGGGGCGCCGCGCCGGCGCCGGCTGGTGCGCCTGCAACGGTTCCGGCGCCGGCGGCGGGGGCCGGTGCCTGGCCGGTGCCGCTCGCCGCTGCGGCTGCGCGGACGGCCACGGCCAGGACCGGTCCTGGTACCGTACCAGCGCCCTGGGCTGGCGGGGCGGTGATCGAGGCAGCGGGGCTACCTTGAGGTGGCAGGCCCGGCCCTGTGCCCTGGGCCGGGCCAGCCTGGCCCTGCCCGGCGGTCAGCGTGGAGGCCGACGATGGCGGGGCCGTCCCGGTGCCCGCTGCGAGCCCGGCGCTGGCCGTGACGGCGCGGGATGGCGGCGGCGCCTGCCCGGCGCCCTGGGCGGGTCCGGCCGCTGGCGCGGCTGCGGCGGCCGGCGACGGCGGCGGCGCCGTGCCGGTCCCGGCCGGGGCGGGCGGCGCGGGTGCGGTGGCCGCGGTCCCGGCGGGCGGCGGGCTCGTGCCGGTCCCGGCGGCCAGGCCCGCGCTGACGGTGACCGCGGGGGCCGCTGCGGGTGCGGCGCCGGCGGCCTGGGCGGGTCCGGCGCGGACGGCGGCAGCCGGGGACGGCCGCGGCGCCTGGCCGGTTCCCTGCGCGGCCCCGGCGGCGGCTGCGGCGGCCGGTGCCGGCGAGCTGGCGGTGCCGGTGCCCTGCGCTGCGCCGGGCTGGACCGTGATACCGCGGGACGGCGGCGGCGCGGTGCCGGTCCCGGCTGGGACGGGCGGAGCGGGAGCCGAGGCCGGGTGGCCTTGCGGCGGCGGGCTGGCGCCGGCTCCGGCGGGCAGGCCGGCCGCGGCGGCGGCGGCGGCAGCCGGGGCGGGCCGGGGTGCTGTCCCGGCGCCTGCCGGGCTGCCCGCGACTGGCGTGCCGGCCGGTGATCCGTTCGGCTGCGGGCTGGTGCCGGCTCCGGCTGGCGCGCCCGCCGCGGGAGCCGCGGCCAGGTGGCCGGCCGACGGCGGCGCGGTCCCGGTGCCTGCGGGCAGGCCCGCGGTGACGGCCGTGCCGCCCTGAACCGGCACGAAGGCGACCGACAAGGCCACGAAATCAACGTTCTGGACCGTGCCGGACGGCGCCGACGCCGAGTGGGCGTACACCCGCAGCCGCAGGTCGGCGAGCTGGGCGTAGGCGACCCCGGTCCAGGTCACCGAGTCGGTGTTAGTGGTGGCGGTGGCCACGGACCCGGCCTGGGCGGAGCCGATCCGGGCGGTGGTGCCGTCCCACAGCTCGTAGGTCGGCGCGCTCATGCCGGCGGTGGCCGACTGCCACTGGCCGACCGTCGCGGTGACCGAGGTGATGGTGTCGCCGGACGCGATGCCGTCGAACGAGCCGAACCCGCTGGCCTCCAGGCCCGGGCTGTCCTCCGGGACGGCGGCGGGGGCCGGGCGGACCGCGATGACGACCGCGGCGTTGCGCGCGTTGGACGTGTCAACGCCGAACCCGGCCACGTCCTCAGACGCGGCGTTGAGCTGCCGGAACGCGACCGCCTGCCCGGTACCGCCCACCACGTCGGAGGTGAAGTTCGTCCCGAAGTAGCCGGCGTAGTTCGTCGGCGCGGTGTTCAGCCCGGTGAACGACCCGGTGGTGGAGGTCTCGCCCGCGCCGCCGACCGCGATCCACAGGTTGTCGTCCGCGCCCCAGGACGGGGAGAACGCGGCCGGGTCGGCGGCCGTGCTGGTGCCGGACGCCCGGGAGCCGGCCTCGGGGGGGCTGGTGGCGTGCGCGCCGGGGATGGACATGACGAGCAGCGCGGCGTGCCCGGTGATCGTGCCGCCCTGCGTCACCGAGAAGGTGCCGGTCTCGGACCCGGTGGACCACTTGTACGCCATGCCGACGCACATCAGCGACGAGCCGGCCGAGTCGTGGAACTCGGTCCAGCCCGTGCCCCAGCCGGAGAACACGTTCGCGGTCAGGCTCGACTGGTAGCAGACGCAGATGGCGATGAGCAGGTCGCCGGGGTTCTTCGTCAGCGTCCCCAGGTTGGGGAAGGTGCGGGTCGCGGTGGTGTTGGCCTGGAGGCTGAAGATGATCCGCCCGGATGCGGAGTCCGGGATCGTCGGGAACGTCACGTCAGGTCACCGCCCAGGTGGCCGCCGCGCCGTCGTCGGCGGTGGCCGCGCCGGGGCTGACCCAGGAGCCCTGCCCGGTGTCGTGCAGGTCGGCTGCGGCGGCGGGGAAGGCGGGCGCCGCGAATGTGGCGACTACGCAGTCCGTGTTGTAGGAGCTGGCGCCGGTGATCGCGCCCTTGAACTGGGCGGTGGCCCCGTCGCCGGTCCCGGTGATCAGGTATGCCGTACCTTCGGCGCTCTGGTTCAGCAGCAGCAGCCCGGTGGCCGGGTGGGCGGTGGCGCCGGTCAGGAACGAGTAGGAGCCGTTGCCGAACCCGCCGCCGATCACGCCGACGACTAGCTCCGCGGGCCAGGACATGGCCGCGTCGCCGCTGTTCCAAGCGTTCGCGCTGGCCGCGCCGGCGCTGGTGCCGTCCAGGAGGGTGACGGGCGCCTCGACCACCGAGAAGCCCGTCGAGTTCGACAGGCCCGCGGTGGTGGCGATGGTCACGGTGGTGGTGCCGGCCGGGCAGTCGGCCACCCACCAGATGGCGGCGTAGTAACCGTTCTGGGCGGTGTTCGTGACCGTGGTCTCGGCGATGGCCAGGGCCGCGGTGCCGGTATCGGTGGTGACGCCGGTCACTGAGGGCGGGGCGTTCACGCCGTCGGCGAGGGAGATCCCGATGATCAGCGCCGAGCCGGCCCGGGTCGGGTAGGGCAGCGTGACGGTCGTGGCGTTCGGGGCGGTGACCGCCTGGATGACCGGGATGGACGGCGGGGCCGCGGCGAGGACTTCGAGGGCGGCCCAGGAGTACTCGGCGGCGTTGGACAGCGGCTTCCAGCCGGGCGCAGCCGGGTGCGGGCCGGCGATCAGGTGCCCGTTGAACGACTGGATGCCGTCTGTGGTGTCCTGGTGGGTCAGGTCGGTGCCGACGCCGCCTGCGGGGAGCCAGGCGTTCTCAGTGGCCCCGATGCAGGCCCCGACGACCAGCAGCGACCCGGCTGCCGCGGGGGTGATCGTCCCGCCGGCCAGGGAGCCGGTCGTGATCGGCGTGCCTGATGATGCGGCGGCGGCGGCAGCGGCGGCCTGGCTGGTGGCCGCGCCGGCCAGGACCCGCGGGTACAGCTCGTACAGCGCGGCGGCGGTCTGGTCGCGGGTCGCGGTGACGGTGACCGCGCCGGGCGCGGCGGCGTAGTACCAGGTGAAGTGCCAGGTTCCGTCGAACACGCCGTCGTAGACGCCGGGACCGGGCGTGTAGGTGTTGCCGGCCGAGTCGGCCACGGACACGTTCGGCGCGGTGGCCTGCGTGGCGGCGAACCCGATGTTGACGGTGACCACGGCCAGCGACCCGGCGGGCGGGGAGAAGCTGGCGGTCACGACGGTGGCGGAGACCGAGCCGGTGGCATCGACGGCGGCCGGGGTGGACGGGTCCTGGGTGACCCCGCCCGGGCCGGACGGCGCGGGCGGGAGGACCTCGACGGCGAGGACGTACCACTCGTCGGCGGCGGTTTCGGTCCAGGTGATCGTCTGGGACGCGCCGCCGCCGGGAGACGGGCAGGTGGCGCCGCCGCCGCCGTCCGCGCCGGAGGACGACGAGTTGGGGTGGGACCACTGCTGGGTCGCTGGCGAGCTGACCGAGCTGGTGCCGCCGCCGCCCCACGCGGCCACCGACACGATGAGCCCCCCGGCCGTGGTGCCGGTGACCGTGATGGCCTGGCTGGTGGCGCTGCCGCCGTTCTGGGCGCTGAACAGCGAGCCGAACGAGCCCGCCCCGGCCACGCTGACCGACCCGGCGTTGCAGTTGCTCGTGCCGGTCTTGGTGACCTGGACCGTGTTGGACCCGGTGGGGCAGGACGGGCCGGCCAGCCCCCAGAACGAGACGCCCCCGGCGCCGTTCGGGCCGATGTACCCGAGATGGGTCAGGGCCACCCCGCCGTAGGAGACGGCGGTGATGGTATCCGAGCTGCCGGTGAACACGGTGCAGCCGACCAGGATGCCGTTGCCGCCGTTGACGTGGGTCCAGGAGCCGGAGGTGGCGGTGAACGCGGTCCCGGCGGAACTGGGGCCGGCGGCGTCGGGTGTGACAGTAGCCACCAGGTACCTCCGGGTGGCAGGGGGTCAGGGGCCGGCGGTGATCTGCAAGGCCAGGATGTCCGTGATGGTGTGCAGGCCGTTCGCGGCGAGCTGCGCGGCTGTGATCGTGGTCTGCCCGGCCGGGACGGCGTAGGCGTTCCTGGAGGTTTCGGGGCGGCCGTTCGGCCCGGTCCCGATGTAGATGTGGCGGTAGAGGCAGTCGGCTTGCCGGAACACGTTGGCGTCGAGCAGGGCCAGGGTGCCGGGGTCGAAGTCGACGTCGATCTCGATGGCCTCGCCGTGCGCGTCCTGCGCGATCCACACCCACGGCGAGTCGCCCGGGCCGCCGGGGTCGATGCCGCCCACCCGCTGACCGGTCATGACCTGCCCTCCTTTCCCGTCCGGGCGCGGCGGCCGTGAGACCCCCGGCCAGCTACGCTGGCGTATGCGTCCACCGCACGATCCCGTTGGCGTGCCAGATTATGGTGAACGTGCCTGCGGTGACCCCTTGGGCTGAGCCTCCGTAGGAGTGGTAGCCGATGGCGAGGTTGGTAACGGGGGTGGTGACGGCGGTGTCGTACACCAGGTCGCCGTAGACGTTGCTCAGCGTGACGTTGCCGCCGCCTGCGGTGTCGGCGGCGTCGAGCATGACGAAGTTCTGCGCCACGTACGCGCCCGGCGGGGCCGACGGGGTGCCGATGGCCCGGCCGCCAGCGACCCAGTTGGTGGCATCCGTGACTTCGTTGGCGACCACCCACTGGCCGGTGTTGTACGCGGCGGTGGCCGCGGCGACCGTGTTGTCGGGGGTGGTCGTGTTGTTGAACAGGGCCGCCTTGAACGTGGTGCTGTTGAGCTTCGGGTTGGCCACCGCGCCCGAATAGGCGACGCTGTACTGCCACACGTTGAAGATCGCCGACAGGGCACCGAAGGCCATCAGGTCACCCGCCCTTTCACCTGGTCGAGATGGTCACGCTGGCGATAGACGGCCCGTCAGCCGTGGCATTGACCGATGCCACGAACACGGTCCCGCTGCCCCGGACTGTGAAACGCCTCGTGTCGCCCTCCGTGACCACGGCGAACGGGTAGCTCCCTGACTCCGTGAGGCTGGCGAGCGGCACCGGGTCGATGTACGACGTGGCCACTGCGACCGGCCCCTGGACGGCGGTGACCTCGATGTCGAACGGGCCGTCGCAGCTCGGCAGGCTGACCCCGTGCGGCTCCGCGCCAGGGGCGCCAGACGGCTCCAGGAGGTACGTGAGCAGCTGGAGCATCAGCCCTGCTCGCTTTCATCCGCAGGCGGGGTATCCCAGATAGTCAGCCGGGGTCGCTGCCCGGGCGGTGGCAGCTCCAGGCCCTGCTCGGCGGCGATCCGCTCGGCGCGCTGCTCGGCCTCGGCGGCCTCGCCGCGGAGCTTCTCGACGCCTGCCTCGGCGGCCTCGATCAGGCCGGCGGCCCGCTGCCGGGTAATCTCCAGGTCGGCCTGGGCGGCTTCCAGCAGGCCGCGCTGCATCGCGGCGTGCTCGGCGGCGCCCAGGACCTTCTGCTCGGGGCTGGGCTCGGGGACCTGGATGAACGCGAACCCGGGGGGCAGCTCGAAGCCCTCGGGGAGCAGCTGGGCGATCTCGGCGGGCAGGTCGGCCGCGGTGATCGCCGGGGGTCCGCCGTTGGTCTCGGCGCGCGGGGCGGGTGCGGCTCCGCCGCCGCCGGGTGCCTCGGTCATCTGGCCTCCCTCGGGGACGGGGTGGTTAGGGTGGGTGGCTATGCGGCGGCGCAGGCGTCACGCCAGGCGGTTCTGCCGGGTGTGCTTGTTCGGTACGGCGCATCCGTGGGCGCCGTGGGGCGGCCGGGATGATCCGCAGCGGTGCCCGCCGGTGCGGCGCGGGTGGCGCCCGCCGCGCGGCCGGCGCCCGCGCGGTTTAGGGCGCGGCCCAGGCGAGGAAGAACGCGGACAGGCCGCCCGCCGCCCAGGCCAGCGCGGGGCCGTGGGTGATGCCGGACAGGCACAGCGCGGCGATGAACTCACAGATCGCGGCGATCAGGCAGAAGAACCGGAACACGAACCACGGGGACCGGTACGCGTAGCCGGGCGGGGCAGTCTGCGGAACGGCCACGGCTGAGCCTCCAGGGGGCTTAGGGTAGCGAGATGCCGCCTGGCGGCGGGCCGGCGGTTAAGGGAGCGTGGATCGTGCACAAGGTGTTCTGCGACCGGGACGGCAGCGAGTGCGAGGCCCGCACCGGGTACTTGCACATGACCGTCGTGCACCGCACCAGCCAGGCCGAGGTCGTCGGCGAGGACGAGCACAGGCCGGTGGAGCTGTGCGGCTCGTGCATTGACCAGCTCGCCGCGTTCCTGGGGCCGGCGTTCAAGGTGGCCGGCCCGCCCGGCGGGGTCCAGGAGACACTCGTCCGGGATATCCGGTCGCCATGACGGCGGACATGACGGGGTTGTTCCGGCGGTTCACCGAGGACATGACCGGGGGCCTGCGGGCCGCCGCGGTGGAGGTGCGGGCGATGCTGGACCGCGGGCGGCTGCCGCCGGACCTGGCGGGCCAGCTGGTCGAGATGGAGCGGGCACTGGCCGGGGCCGGGTACGCGACCCAGTGCGAGGGGCGCCGGTCAGGGCGCCGGGGCATGGACCGCGACCCGTGCGGCGGGCTGCCGGTGTCCGGGCCGGCCCGGATCGGCGCCCGGCCGGAATGATGGACGTGCCGGAGCCGCTGCCGCTGCGGACCATCGACGTGCCGCTAGAGATCAGCCAGGTGCAGGGCTGCGACTGCGGCGGCCTGGAGTGGCACCGGGCCGCGAGCAGCTGGTCCCCGCTGCCTGGCTGCTCGATCTGGGACCTGCCGCCGGACCAGGCACAGGCCGCCGTCGACGCGGCCCAGGCCCGGCTGGGCGAGTTCACCGCCGAGCTGAACCGCAAGCTACGGGAAGCGCTGGGCCAGTGACGGTCATCCCGGAGCCGAACCCGCGCCGGGTGGGGGCCTGCCCGGGGTGCGGTCTGTACCGGACCGACGGGCGGCACCCGTACCTGCACCCGGCGGGGTGCCCGGATCACGGCGACCTCCAGGTCGACCGGTTCCTGGACGAGCAGGGCGGCGGGGATCAGGGCGGGCCGGTGCTGTACGAGACCGAGGCCGACGTGGCCCGGGCGCGCGAGCTTGGGGTGCGTGACGCGGTGACCTACGACCAGGCCGGGCTCTAGCCGTAGAACTGGGCGCAGGGCGCGAGCACAGCCACGTCCTGACCATTGTCCCGCGTCGTCACCACCTGCATGTAGGGACGGCCGTCGTCGCCGTCCTGGGTGATCTCCTTGCCCTGCCAGTCCTCGCGGAGCCCGGCCCAGACCTTGCACCGGGTGCCCTTGCGGACCATCGGGGCGGTGAGCATGTGCAGCCGCGGGCAGGTGTGCATCAGCGCGGAGTTCGGCGGGTGCGGCCCGGTCTGCTGTTCCCGCCCGCAATTCGGGCATTCCCAGTCGGTAAACCCTTGTATCAGGACGGCAGGCATGGGGCGCTCCGGCGGGCTATCGTACGGGCATGGGCGAGGTTTGGTTCGCGCACCAGCCGCAATGCCCCGAGCACGGCCAGATGCGGTACGAGCCGGTGATGAGCCGGTGGACGTGCGGCGGGTTCGACGGCGAGGGCTGCGGCCATGTCGTGACTGACGAGGACATCGAGTGGCAGTCGCTCGGCGCGGTGCGCGACGGGCAGTGGAAGGTCGCGTTCCGGGCGACGGGCAGGCCGCCGGGATGAGCAGCCGGCGGGCGCTGCGGGCCGATCCGTGGGAGCGGGAGCCGTGCGGCTGCGCGTGGCGGGTCACCCGGGTGGCGTTCATCATGTGGCCGTGCTCGCCGTCGTGCCGGGTGTGGCGGTACGCGCAGGCGCTGGCCAGCCGGACGGGCCGGCGGTTCGCCGGCGTGGTGGTCGACCCGGCGAGGGCGCGGTGAGTAACCGGCGGCGGCTCCGGCCGGACCCGTGGCAGCGGGCGCCGTGCGGGTGCGCGTTCCGGGTCACCGGGGAGGCGTTCATCATGTGGCCGTGCTCGCTGGGCTGCCGGGTGTACCGGTACGCCCAGGCGAAGGCCGCGGAGCAGGGCAAGCAGCTCACCAAAGTGGTGGTCGACCCGGCGGAGCTGAACTGATGCCGCGGGCGCTGAAGCCGGTGCGGGTGATGCAGGCGCGGTTCTCGCAGACGGCGAGCGGCTGCGATCACCTGGTGCTGGCGGGCGGGCAGATCGTCGGTATCCTCCAGCCGGACGGGAAGACGCGCCGGTGGGTGTGCATGGCCTGCCGGCTCGATGAGATCCGCGCCCGGGCCGGGGCGGAGGCCGGCCGGTGACGACGCGGTGGTACCTGCCGGAGCACGGGGAGCCGTGGGAGGTCCCGCAGCAAGATCCGGTCGAGGCGGCCGAGGCGCTGGTGCGGCGCCGGTTCCGGTGGTACCGGTGGGTGGCGCGCTGGCGGCTGCGCGGGTAGGCCCCGGTCCGGGGCGGTGTGGGTCGCCCGCGATCCGGGGCCTGTGATTCCCGTCCTCAGCTTGTCCCGGGCCAGCCCTGGGGGGGTGGGCCAGTCGCGGGGCTCGTTCGCGGCCAGGCAACGGGCAGGACCCGCCCAGTAGGCAGAAGGGTCCTGCCCGCTAGTTCACCGGATTGAACCCCTCCGCGTCAACCCGAACCGTGAAATACGCTCGGCTTCCCCGTGATTTTCCCGGGGTAGCCGCGGGCCGCCGCGGCCGGGAGTATCGTGGGCTGTTCTGGCCGCGGCCGTCACGGGCCAGGTGCTGGCCGTCCCCGCTCAATGGTCGCGCCCGGCCCTGGCCGCGGCGCCAGAGCGCGGCCCGCCGCAGCCCCCGCGTCAGAGGCAGGCCCCCGCCCCCGCTAGCGGACGCGGCCGGCGGGCCGCGCGCCCTTTCCTAACCGGGCGCGGCGCCGGATGCCGCGCCGGATGATGCCCTCCTGCAAAGTAGCGTGCAGCCACATCACGTGGCCCATGCCGTAGAGCGCTTTGCCGCGTCCGCCTTTGGGGCCGGACGGCATCCACCCGTCGGGTTCCCATTCGAGCCCCTGAAGGATCATGGCGAGCCTTTCCGCCCGGATCGGCAATCCGCTTTCGGTGAAGTACTGGGCGGCCTGCTCGACCGTCCACATCGGTTCACCGTCAGCATCGGGTCCTGCCTGGTCACGCCCCAGTGTCGCTTGCACGCTCGGACAGTATCCAGACGCGCAGCGGGGTTGCCAGGTTTACCGGCCGGCGAAGATAACAATCTGAACCTTGGCATCAACGGCACGCGTCGGCCCACGCGTCCCGCGTGCGCGGTGGTCCTCTCTCAGCTGGTGGGCGTGTCGTCGGGGAGCCGTTCGACTTTGCGGTGCTCGCCGCGGGACTGGCAGACCTGCGGGTTGCGGGACCGGCGGGCCTTGTTGTGTGGCAGCAGGATGACGTAGCGGGTGCTGTCTTCCTGCCCGGCGGGGCGCCCGGTGACGACCCGGCGGCAGAACGGGCAGCGGCCACGTGGCCGCGGGGTCACTCTGTGGTCCCGTTGTGCAGCACGACGGCGGACAGGTTGCCGCGGTGGCCCTCGGTGGTGGGCCAGGACATCAGCGGCGGGTCGGCGGGCAGCGGGGTGTACCCGTCGGGTGGCCAGCGGGGTCCGGCGATCGCGGGGAGCCAGACCCGGGTGGCGCCGTCGGCGGGCTGGCCGGCGTCGGCGCGGGCACGGTCAAAGTCGCCGCCGGCCCAGCCGAGGCGGCAGCCGCGGCCGTCGTCGCGGACGACGATGCCGATGCCGGGTTCGATGGTGAAGGACAGGGTGGATGTGCGCGGCGCGCCGCCGGGGTCTACCCGGTCGGCCATGCGCCGGTGGACGCCGGCTAGCCCGGCGGCAAGCCGGGCGAGGGCGCCCGGGCGTGAAAGGTCACGGTTCATCGGCGGGTCAGCATCCCTCCCCCGAGGTGCGCGGGCGGCCGTGCGGTCCCGGGGCCGGCCGCCCCGCGCGGCCTCGATCTCCTGGATTGTGGACCTTACACGCCGCCGTGACAAGGCGGCAGCCGAACCGGCCGGTAACGGGGCGGTTCAGCTGGCGGCGTCAAGGTCGGGGGCGACCTGGACCAGTGACGGGGCGATCTGGGTTGTCCCGTCGGTCCAGGTGATGAGCGGGCGGCGCAGCTCGTCTATGGCCATCGCGCCGGACGCGGGGTTGCCCTGGGTGTCGCCGGGGCAGTCGGGGTAGGAGCAGGCGACGATCAGCGCCTCGACGTCGGCGAGCAGGAAGAACGTCTTGCAGAACGGGCACTGCGGCGGGAGGGCCTCGCCGGGCTGGCGGGGCAGGTGCCGCCAGCGGCGGGCCTCGTCTATCCCCTCGACGGCCTGGGCCATGCCGATCCACCGGCCCAGCAGCCGGGCGGTCTTGCGGGCCGACCGCTCATCGGCGCGGGAGGTGAACTTCCCGATCATGGCCAGGGTGTCGGCGGTGTTGCCGGGGCTGCCGCCGCGGCGCATGCCGAGGTGGCCCAGGGCCTGGCGGCGCAGCGACGCCTCCAGCCGGCGGATGCCTTCCCAGATGGTCATCAGGACCCGGCCGGCGTTGCCGTAGGGTTCGGGGATCATCGCGGGCCGGTGCGGCCGGACCGGGGCGCCGTGCGGCGCCGGGGGCTGCACGGTGAGCCCTTCGAGGCGTTCCAGGTAGTCGGCGAGCTGCTGGCACAGATTCCAGACCTGATCGCGGATGTCCTGCTCGCCGTCGGGCACCCGCCTCACCCGCTGCTCGTGCCGGCGGACCGCCGGCGGGCCTGTTCCTGGCGGTCCTGCCAGCCGGCCCGGCGCAGCGAATCGGGCACCGGGACGCCCGGCGCCGCCTGGACGTGCAGCCAGTGGCCCAGCTCGTGGCCGCACCGGCAGTTACCGACCCCGGACCCGGTATCCCGGGCGTACACGTGGAGCCGGCCGTACTGGCCCGGCCCCGGCCCGATCGACCCCTCCCAGCCTGGTATCTCGACGTCAAGACGCCGTTCCCGCTCGCTCATTGTCAGGGTGCCTCCAGTTCCCTCGTGTCCGGGTCGAACTCCGCCAGCCGCGCCGGGACCACGCGCGGCACCCGCTCCCACTGCCACTCCGCCAGCTCCAGGTCGTTGAAGATCGCGGTCATCAGCGCGTGCACCCCGGCGCCCAGCGCCCGGGCCACGTTCACCGCGGCTTCCTGCGCGCCGGTCGTCCGCGCCGCCGCGGCCGTCTTCACCAGGTGGTCCCGCTCGGTGTCGTACGCCTTCAGCTTCGGGTGGATACCCGGCCGCAGCTCCCGCTCGGCCAGCTCCCCGTCCCGCCACAGCTCCCGGTACACCCCGTAGAACAAGCCGCTGCCGGGCTGCCCGTCCGGCCCGGGCTCCGCGGCGAGCTGCTGGACCTCCGCGCGCAGGTCCGCCACGTGCGCCGCCGAATGCCCGATCTCCCAGAGCAAGGCACTGGCCGGGTCGATGTCCATCGCCTCCGACGTGTAGAGCCGGGCGATGTTCGCCTGCCCCTGCGCCCGGGCCTGCTCCAGCGTCATCCCGGCGTGCCGCTTGCACGACCCCATCCCGGGGATCAGCTGGTACTGGTGGCACGGCGAGCCGTCCTTGCGGTTGTGCTTGCACTCGTCCCGCTGGTGGGTCTCGCACCAGCGGCGGCCGTCGCCGCTCATGGGGTGCTGGCCGATGGCGACGCTCATGGGGTTGCGGTCGAGGCCGAGGTGGCGGGACGCGCGGGCGAGGGCTTCGGCGGCCCTGCGCTGCTCGGCGAGGGCGGGGTTGGCGACGGGCTGCCCGTTGCGGATGAGGACGGGGGTGGTCTCGGCGGCGAGCCTGGCGGCCTTGGTGTGGTTGACGTGGGCGCAGACGTAGGTGTCGAGGATCATCGGGTCGGCGCGGAACACGCCGCCGGAGTCGGTGAGGCGGGCTACCGTGTCGGCCCAGATGGCCCGGTGGCCGTCGGGGTACCAGTCGGGTGGTTCCAGGCGGCCGGTCACGGGCCTGTCCCGGGGTCGAGTGATTCGGGGGTGACGCCGAGTTCGGCGGCGGCGAGGTCGATGGCGCGGCTGGTCACCTGATCCTCCAGCTCCTGGCAGCGGCAGCCGGGGCCGGGGCAGGCGCCGTCCGGGTGGGGGGCGATGCCGTGCTCGGTCATGGCCTGCCCGAAGGCGCGGACGACCGCGGCGAGCGCGCGGCGGCGGGCCAGCCAGCCGCAGTCCCCGGTCACGCCGGGTCCCCGGGCTGGTGCGGGCGGGTGTGCCAGCCGGGGTCGGTGGCGAGGATGATGTCGGTGCGGCCGGCCATCCACGGGTGCTCGATCACCTCGCGGACCACCTCGCCGCGGTCCTCCAGCAGCCGGGTGGCGTACGCCTTCAGGCCGGGGGCACAGTAGGCGGCTACCGGGCTGTCCGGGTTGATCAGGGCGGTCACCGGGACGCTCCTGCGGGGACGTCGCCGGACTCCCAGGCGGGCTTGTCCAGGCCGCCGCACGTGCAGATCATCACGGTGACCACGTAGCCGTCGTCATCGAGGGTGAGCCGGCTTACGGGGACGTTGGGATCGCGGGCGGGGCAGGGCGGTCGTTTCTTCCCGCCGGGGTCGTGGTAGGGCCGGTAGCCGCGGGGCGCGCCGAACGGGTCAGTATCCCAGCTGGTCATCGCCACTCCCGGGGGCAGGCGCGGCAG